AGAAATCGCCCTTCGGTACGGGTTGCCAAGCCCGTCAGCCCTCCCCCTGAGCCGCTGACCTGCACCTTCTCATTTGCCACGCCCCCGCGCCCTGGTGGCGTGTCAGACCCTGGAGGTCGCCATGGGCACACGAGGACCCATCCCGAAGCGTTCCGAGGAGCGCCGCCGTACCAACAAGCCCACCGACGCAGAGCCCGTGAAGGCCCCTACTGGCACTGAGGTGCTGTGGCCGGAGCCCGACATGGACTGGCACGACCTGGCGAGCGACTGGTACATGTCGCTCCAGGATTCAGGCCAGTCCGTCTTCTATCAGCAGTCCGACGTGATGGTGGCCCGCTACCTCGCCGAGGCCATGTCGAGGAACCTTCAGGCTTCCCGGTTCTCCGCCCAGCTCTTCGCCGCGGTGATGGCCGGCATGACCGAGCTCCTGACGACCGAGGGTGCGCGGCGCCGTGTGCGGGTCGAGCTGGAGCGCGCGCCGGCGGTTCAGCAGGCACCGGTCGGCGTGACGGCGATCGCGGACTATCGTCGTGACCTCACCGGAGGCTGACGGTCCGCAGGGGCCTGTCGTTCCGTTCACGATCGGCCCGACGTGGCAGCGGGACGAAGACGGCCGGTTCGTCCTGCCGTCGTTCACGCTCGGCTGGCAGGCCTTGTCGTGGACGGCGACGTACCTGCAGCACAGCCTGGGCAAGCCGTGGCGCTACACCAACGAGCAGGCCCGGCTGACCCTGTGGTGGTACGCGGTCGATCCGGTCACCGGCCAGTTCATCTGGCGTGACGGGGTTGTCCAGCGCCTCAAGGGCTGGGGCAAGGACCCGCTCGTGGCCACCTGGTCGGCGTTCGAGTTCGTCGGACCGTGCCGACCCAGCGATGAGATTGCCGAGGAGGGCAACGAGTGGGGTGTACCAGCCGGGCAGCCGCTCGGGATGCAGCACCCGCAGGCCTGGGTGCAGATCGCCGCGGTGTCGCAGGACCAGACCCGGAACACGATGACGCTGTTCCCGTCGCTGCTGACGAAGCGGGCGATCCAGGAGTTCAGCATCGACCTCGGCAAGGAGATCATCTACGCCGACAAGGGCCGCGCCCGGGTCGAGGCCGTGACGTCATCACCGCGGGCCCTGGAGGGTGGGCGGCCGACGTTCACGAGCCTGGGCGAGACGCACCACTGGTTGGAGTCGAACTCGGGGCACGAGATGGCCGCGGTCATCGAGCGCAACGCCACCAAGTCCGCGGACGGCTCGTCCCGGACCCTGGCGAACACCAACGCGTTCGAGCCCGGCGAGGACTCAGTCGCCGAGCGCACCCGGGACGCGTTCGAGACCGTCCAGGCCGGGCGCGCGGTCGACACGGGACTGTTCTACGACACCCTTGAGGCCCCGGCTGAGGCGAAGCTCACTGAGGCGTGGCTGCGGCCGACGTTGGAGGCGGTCCGCGGGGATTCGTCGTGGTTGAACATCGACCGGATCATGAAGTCGATCCTGGACCCGCGCAACCCGCCGTCCCGGTCGCGCCGCTTCTGGTTCAACCAGGTCGTGGCAGCCGAGGACTCGTGGATGGCCCGGTACGAATGGGATGCCTGCGCGAATCCCGCGATGGAGCTTGCCGACGGCGACCAGATCGTCATGTTCCTGGACTGCTCAAAGTCGAACGACGCCACCGGGCTTGCGGCTTGCCGCATGTCCGACGGCCTGGTCGTGACGCTCGGGGTATGGCAGCGGCCCTCTCACCTGCACGCCGACGACCTGTGGAATGTGCCGCGCGAGCAGGTCGACGGTGTGGTGGAGAACGCCTTCGCCCGCTTCAAGGTGCTGGGGTTCTTCGCCGACCCGGGGTCGGGCGCGGATGACGACGGTGAGGCGTACTGGGACCCGTTCTTGGAGAAGTGGTCGCAGGCCTTCGGCAAGAAGCTCCTGGTCCACGCCGTGACGATGGGCGCGAAGCGGCAGGCGGTGCGCTGGGACATGCGCGACAGGCGCCGGCAGGAGCAGTTCACCGCGGCGGTGAAGTTCACCTACGAGGACATCCTCGAACGCCGCTTGGTCCATGACGGTCACAAGGTCATGCGGCAGCACGTGATCAACGCTCACCGGCGCACGAATGCCTGGGGCATCACGATCGGCAAGGAGCACCGTGCATCGTCTCGCAAGGTCGACTTGGCGGTCTGCATGATCGGCGCCCGAATGCTTCGCCGTCAGGTCCTGAACAGCAGCGAGTACAGCAAGAAGAAGACGGTTCGCGGCAAGGGACGGGTGGTGGTGATGCGATGACGACTGCCTATGACCCGCAGGCTCCTGAGCTGCTGGAGTTGCTGTCCCTGTCGGACGACGAGTTGGCGATCATCAGTGTGCTGCGGCAGCAGTTGCTGTCGGAGCGGTGGCACCTGGAGTTGAAGGACGCGTACTTCAACGGCGAGCAGTTGGTGCGCGACCTGGGGATCAGCATCCCGCCGCAGTTGAAGGGGCTGCATACGGTCATCGGGTGGCCGCGGATCGGCGTGGAGGCGTTGGAGCAGCGCCTGGACTTGGATGCGTTCCGGTGGGCGGACGGGTCGGATTCTTCGGATCTGATGGCGGTGACGTCGGCGAATGACTTGTTCGATGAGTCGTCGTTGGCGCATACGGATGCGCTGATCTACGGCAGGTCGCTGATCACGGTGGGGTCGGGTGACTGCGGCGGTGATGACTGCCCGGCGCTGGTGAGTATCGAGTCGCCGTTGGACATGGCGGTGCTGTGGGATGCGCGGTCGCGGACGGTGCTGGCTGCTCTGCGGGAGTGCCGCCCGGATCTGTTGGCGCCGGAGTTGGTCGACGACCGGATGATCGTGCTGTACCTGCCGGACCAGACCATTCAGGCGGTCCCGGCGGACTCGGGTGTCGGCTGGATCGTCGTGGACCGGGACATGCACGGCCTCGGCGTGGTGCCGGTGGTGCGGATGTCGAACCGGCAGCGTGCGGGTGACCGTGTGGGCCGGTCGGAGATCACCGCCGATGTCATGTCGATCACGGATGCGGCGTGCCGCAGGTTGATGGGCATCGAGGTCGCGGCGGAGTTCTTCGGCGCGCCGCAACGCTACATCTTGGGTGCGACCGAGGAGGCGTTCCAGGACGCGGAGGGCAACGCCAAGTCGGCGTGGGAGACGTATATCGGGCGGATGCTGGCGCTGGAGCGGGACGAGGACGGGAACATCCCGGAGGTCGGCCAGTTCGCGGCGCATGACCCGTCCGGCCAGACGAAGATCATCGACTTGTATGCCCGGATCATGGCGACGCAGCTTGGTCTGCCGCCGCACATGCTGGGCTACACCTCGGACAACCCGGCGTCGGCGGACGCGATCCGTTCCTCCGAAGGCATGCTGATCAAGAAGGCCGAGCGGCGTCAGCGCAGGTTCGGTGCGTCGTGGGTGCAGGCGATGCGCTTGGCACTGTGGGTGCAGAACGGTGAGCCGCCCGACAAGCAGAAGGTCATCGAGCCGATCTGGCGCAACGCCGCCACCCCGACCGTCGCGGCGTCCACGGATGCCGCGGTGAAGCTCGTGACGGCGAACATCCTCCCGGCAGAGTCCGACATCACGCTGCAGATGGTGGGGCTGACGCAGTCGCAGATCATGCAGGTGCAGGCTGACCGGAAGCGCCTGGGTGGCCAGCAGGCTGCGGCGGCGATTCTGGCGCGGCTGGATGGTCTTCAGCAGATAGGCAACGTTGATGCCGCAGCCGGTAACTGACGGGTCGGCAAGTGCCGCGCAGGCGCGTGCAGCGCAGGCGGGGCTGACGAAGCTCCTGGCGAGGGATATGCAGGCGCTCCGGAAGCTGATCGTGCCTTCGCGGATGCAGCAGACGGTGCCGCAGTGGATCCTCGCCGTCCGGGCCCTGGTGGGCCAGTACAGCAAGGCGTCGTCGTCGCTGGCGGCGGACTACTACGACGCGGAACGGGTGGCTTCGCGGGTGACGGGCCGGTTCACTGTGCCGTTGCTGGATCCGCCGTCGGATGAGCAGATCGAGGCGTCGCTGCGGTGGGCCACGAAGGACCTGTGGCCCCGTGATCCGGATGATCCGGCGACGACTCCGGTGCAGAAGCTGCCGTTGGAGCAGCGCCTGGACGCGGCGGAGGTCAAGTCGGAGGCGGTGGCGCAGAAGCTGGTGACCGACACCGGTCGCGGAACGGTGCGCAGAGCCGTCCAGAGCGACCGGACGGCCGTCGGCTACGCGCGGGCCGCAGCGCTGGGGGCCTGCGCCTTCTGCCGACTCATGGCCAGCCGAGGCATGGTTTTCAAGTCGGCCGAATCGGCAGGACGGAACGCCAATAGCCAGTTCAGCGGCAACGACAGCACCGTGAAGTTCCACGACAACTGCGTCCCGGCCGGGACGCTAGTCGATGGGCCTGCCGCTGAAGTTGGCTACCGACGGTACTACGAGGGGGAAATGCTGGTCATTGGCACTGCCGCTGGCCATGAGCTTTCCATCACCCCGAATCACCCGGTACTGACGGACCGAGGCTGGGTTCCGGCTGGCCTGCTGAGCCCAGGTGATCACGTACTCAGCAGCCTCGATGCACAAGGGAGCTCTCTTCAGGTCCCAGATGAAGAGCATGTGCCATCCCGCATCGAGGATGTATGGGGTGCGCTGAGCGTGCTCGGTCTTGTAGGCGTGCCAGTTGCCCCCGAGGACTTCCACGGCGACGGGGCCGACGGCGAAGTCCATGTTGTACGAGCCGACGGCCTTCTGTGGCGTCACTCGGATGCCTGGGCCCTGGAGGTACTTGCCGAACTGGAACTCTCGCTCGCTTGCGTGCGCGAGAGTCTGTTCACGCTGCTGGGCTCGTCGGAAGAGCTCGCTGGCCGGGGCCTTGCGACCACGAACGGCATCGTGCGCGGCCTCTGTGAGTTGGAGTCGCTCCTCCTCGCTGAGCTGGGCAAGCCGGTTGGTCTGAGCGTCGCTGCGCCCGCGTATTGGCGCCTCGGCTTCGACGAGTACGCGGCGGATCACGCCGCGTGCGATCTCGAAGCGCGCGGCGAGAGCGAGTTCGCTCTCGCCTTGAAGGTAGGCAGCGACGATTTCAGCGGAGGGGAGATCGGCCTTCTGGCTGCGGGCGCTGATCCCCCGTTTGCTCAGCTCCCTGCACAGCACCGAGGTGCTGACGCCGCATTCGGCGTAGACCTCAGCGCCGTTCTTGCCTGCCAGATAGAGCGCGACCGCCCGGTCGAGCTTGGCGGTGGTAGTGCGGTAGGGGCGCCTCGGTTCGATCCCCCGGTCCCTTACGGCTCGGTGGATGGTCCCGGCGCTTATGCCGAGTTGGGCCGAGACCTGGGCGAACGTCTTGCCGGTCGCGTACAGCGCGACCGCATCGTCGAGGTCCGCCGGATTGATTTTGTTGGCGATGTCTACAACCTCCAGACGGCTCAAGGCTGGTACCGAGCCGATGGGGTAATTGTATCAAATTGCCACTGCCAATTGATCCCGGTCTTCAAGGGTCAGAAGTTCAACCTGTCCCCGCAGGCCGCAGAGTGGGCCCGCATCTACGAGGAGTACGCCGCCCCGTACTCGGGTGACCAGTTGAACCGCTTCCGGCAGGCCTTGGCCGCTCACGGGCACACGCCCGTCCTCTGACTTTCTGACCCCTTTCCCTGGCCGCCCTGGTGGCGGCCTTTTCCATGCCCCAGGAGGGCCGCTTCGCCATGCCCGAGAACACCGAGACCGACACGCAGACCGAGACCGAGGACACCACCACCACCGAGGTGGAGGAGACGGCCGAGGAGCAGGGCGCGGAGGTTGCCGAGTCCGCTGAGCAGGCCCAGGAGGCCGAGGAGCAGACGGAGAAGCCGTTCGACCGCGCCCAGGCCGAGGCGAAGATCCGCAAGGCGAACTCGGAGGCCCAGAACCTCCGCAAGCGCCTGAAGGAGCTGGAGCCGAAGGCCGCCGAGCTGCAGCGCATCAAGGACGCCGAGAAGTCCGACACGGAGCGCCTGAGCGACCAGTTGACGGCCGCGAACGAGCGCATCGCGAAGACCCGCACGGCCCTGGCGAAGAGCCAGGTCCAGAAGCTCGCCGGGGCCACGTTCGCGGACCCGGAGGACGCGGTCACCGCCCTGGATCTCGACTCCTACATCGACGACGAGGGCGAGATCGACGAGGCCGCGATCGAGGCGGACCTGACGGACCTCCTCGCACGAAAGCCGCACTGGGCCCGTGCCCAGCCTGTGCAGCCCCAGGAGGGCGCGCGGCGGCCCGCACCGGATCGCACTCAGGCGTCCGGCGCCAACAAGACCCGACCCGCCAACCCGGCTGACGAGTTCTCCGGGTGGCTGAAGTCGCAGCTCAAGTAGCTGCCGAAAGCGAGTACACCGTGGCTACTGCCGCAATCAAGCTGTCCGACCTCAACGCATCACTCCTGCCGCCGAACATCACGGCCCCGATCTTCGAGAAGTCCGTGGAGCAGTCCGCGGTGATGTCGCTGGCCCGGCCGGCGCCGCTGTCGATCGACGCGACGACGGTCATCCCGATCCCGATGGACGTCCCGACGGCGGACTGGGTCGGCTCGGCCCAGCGGAAGCCGCTGAGCTCGGGTGGTATCGACATCAAGTCGATGTCGGCGAAGAAGCTCGCCGTGCTGATCCCGGTCTCGGAAGAGGTCGCGATGACGAACGCGGCGGGCCTGTACGCGCAGCTGCAGCGCGACCTGCCGACCGCGTTCGCCCGGGCGTTCGACATGGCGGCGATCCACGGCAAGACCATGCGCGGGGCGACCGGCCCGTTCGGTGACTACCTGGCGATGACGACGAACACCATCGCCCTGGGTACCGCCAGCCAGTCGACGGGTGGGATCTGGAAGGACTTCGTCGCCGGGATGGCGGAGGTCGTCGACGACGACTGGGACTACACCGGCACCGTCGCCGACCACCGGCTGAAGCCGCTGCTGCTCCAGGCCACGGACACCACGGGTCGGCCGATCCTGGTCGACACCACGATCCCGGGCACGCAGATGGCCGCAGCTGGCACGCTGATCGGCGAGCCGCTGGCGTACTCCCGCAGCGTGTCGGGCAAGCAGCGGCGTCAGTCGTCGAGCACCGACTCGGGTCTGCGGGCGGTGGGCGGGGACTGGTCGCAGGCGGCCTACGGCGTCGGCATGGACATCACCGTGCGGATCAGCAAGGAAGCCACCTACATCGACGAGGACGGCGGCGTCCACAGCGCGTTCCAGGAGAACCTGGTGCTGCTGCTCGCGGAGGCGTACTACGGGTACGTGCAGGGTGACGCGCAGGCGTTCGTGACCTACACCGGCACTCCGAGCGGGTCCTGATGGTGGCCGTCCCGGCTTCCGCGCCGGGCGGGACGGCCAAGCCGCGAAGGATCATCGCCCGGGTGCATGCCGCACCGCCGGAGCACAATGCCGGGGCCGAGCACATGCTGATGTCGATGCTGCGGCCCCTGGTGGGTCGCGGCCACGACGTGCAGGTGTGGCTGTCCCGGTACGGCAAGGCGACCAAGGCCTACGAGTACCAGGGCGTGAAGGTCGTCCCTCTGCCCGCCCGCCTGGACTTCTCCCTGGCGGTGCGCCGCGCCGATGTGCTGGTCTCGCACCTGGAGTGCGTTCCGGCTACGGCGTCTTTGGCCCGCGGGTACGGCAAGCCGCTGGTGGTGGTGTGCCACAACACGCACAGGCCTTCGTTCCGTGACATGGCTGCTGGTGGTACGTCGCTGGCGGTGTACAACTCGCTGTGGATGCAGGCGGAGGCGGAGCTGTTCTTCGCCGAGTACCCGCAGGGTGTTCGCCCGGGCAGCACCCTGGTGGTGCGTCCGCCGGTGTTCGCCGAGGAGTACGCGACCAAGCCGGGCGACTGCGTGACGTTGATCAACTGCTACACCGAGAAGGGTGGTCACACTCTGGAGCGCCTGGCCCGGCGCATGCCGGACGTCAAGTTCCTGGGTGTGCGCGGTGCTTACGGTGAGCAGGTGCTTCCGGATCTTCCGAACGTGGAGATCCTCGACCACGTCCCGGGTGATCAGATGCGGGAGCGGGTGTATGCCCGCACGAAGGTCCTGATCATGCCGTCCTCCTACGAGTCGTGGGGCCGGGTCGGGGCTGAGGCCTTGGCCTCCGGTATCCCCGTCGTGGCCCACCCGACGCCGGGTCTGACGGAGTCCCTGGCCAGTGGCGGGATCTTCGTGGAGCGCGAGGACATCGCCGGGCACGAACTGGTGCTCCGGAAACTCCTGGGCTCCACGTCCGAGTACCGGCTCGCGTCGAAGCGGGCCCTGGCCCGCAGCGCCGAGCTCGACCCCTCCGATGAGCTGGCCGCCTGGTGCGGCACGGTGGAGGCCCTGGCCCGATAGGAGGCTGACGATGACGTTCACCCCTCCGACCGCCGAGGATCTGGCCCTGTTCCTGGGGCTGGACGAGATCAACGGGAACCGGGCCGACCTGCTGATCGAGCAGGCCACCGCCCTGGCCCTGGGCATTGTTTCGCCCCTGCCCGATGGTGCGTCGGCGGTGATCCTGGCCGTTGCCGGGCGGGCGTACACCAATCCGACGTCGGCTTCGTACCAGACGATCGGCCCGATGTCGGTGCAGACGACGCAGCCGGGCGGCCTGTACCTGTCCAAGACCGACCGTGCGGCCCTGAAGTCCATGGCCGGGCGCGGCGGTGCGTTCACTGTTGACCCGACGCCGGCGACTGCTGACCCGTGGGCGTCGTACCCCGTCGGGGACTGCGACCCGCTCTTGGAGTGGGAACCGGGCTGGGGGGTCATCTGATGGTCTGGCCACTGCCCCACGGTGAGACCGTGACGCTCCTTCGTGCCGGCGAGTCGCCCGGCCGTGACGCCGCGGGGATCCCGATTCCCGGCGGCGTCGACGAGATCCCCGTCCCTCAGTGCGTGGTGACGCCCCGCGAGGAGTTGCCGGCCCCGGGTGGGCCGCAGCAGCAGGGCCGCGACACCGTCATCAAGGGCTGGACGGTGTACGCGCCGCCGGGGACGGTGGTGCTGACGACGGACCGGGTTCGGATCCGCGGCACGGTCTTCGATGTCACGGGCGAGGCCGGTGATTGGGGCCGGTCGCCGTTCACCGGTGTGCGTGGTCCGGTGCAGTTCTCGGCGGACCGGATCACGGGTTGATCAGTCTGGCTTTCGCTGTTGTGTATTCGTCGGCGGTCAGCGCCCCGGTGGCGTGAAGGTCGGCGAGCTGCTGAAGCTGCGCGGCGAGGTTGCTTCCGTGGGTAGGCGGCGGGCTTGAGATCGCGTTCTGGACCGCATCTCGGAGGGTGGCGAAGCCTGGTTCCTGTTCCCTGGTGAACAGGATCGAGTTCTCGTCGTTCCTCGCTTGGGGCACTTGCTTGCCGCGCCCGGAGTTGCGCTCGATTCCACCCGGGAGGGTGAACTGCAGGAATCCTGACGTCAGCCGCCCGGCTGGCTTCCACTGCACGGCGGTGATGCTGGTGACGGGGATGGTCTTCGTTCCGATGCCCTGCGGTGCAACGCCCATGCGCCGCCTGCGGGTGATGGTGACGGTCTGTCCGTCGAACGTGACGGTCGTGTTGATGTTGCTGGCTTCCATGGTGGCTCCTTGCCGTAGGTGGGTGATCGTAGTGGCGGCTTCGTTCAAGCTGTCGAAGAAGGGTGTCGGGGAGCTCTTGAAGTCCGGGGAGATCGCTGCGGAGATGCTGCGCCGTGCGGAGGCCATCGAGGCGGTCGCGGTGGCGAGGTCCCCGGTGGGCGGGGTCGGGGATCCGCATCCGGGTCAGTACAAGGCGTCCTGGGGCACGAAGTCCGGGCTGGGCGGTTACAAGGGCAAGCGGGACCGTGCGATCGCGACGGTGTTCAACACCGCCGGGCATGCCCGGTTCGTCGAGTACGGCAACGAGCACTACGGCGGCCACCATGTGCTGCTGCGGGCGGCCGAGATCGGGGGCCGCGATGGCTGACTGGCCTGATGTCGAGGTCGTCCTCGTCGCAGCCCTGGGTGCGGAGTTCACCGGCGCGACGGTGTCGACCGAAACGGGCAACGACCTGCTGGACCTGCTGCCGTTCATCAAGGTCGAGCGGTCCGGCGGTGGCGACGACGGGTTCCGCCTGGACCGGCCCCTGGTCGACATCGACGTCTACGCGGCCTCCCGCCTGGAAGCGACGGCCCTGGCCGAGCAGATCCGCACGTTCGTGCTGCGGACGCTGCGCGGCTCCACCACTCACGGTGCGGCTATCGGGCGCACCAGCACGGTGTCCGCTCCTGCGAACCGCCCCTACGACAACACCGGGCTGCGCCGCTGCGGCGCTACCTACGAGCTGTTCCTGCACCCGGTCTCCTGACCGGTCGGGCCCGCGCCGGACCCAACCCCACTTGACCCCGCCATGTGCGGGGTCTTCGCATGTCTGGAGACCTGCAGATGACCACAATCACGCGTGCATCCGATCTCGCCATTGTCGGTGCTAATGGGGGTGGCTGGACAGCTCCCGTCGGCACCACTGGTCCGACGGACCCGGCGATCCAGCCCGTCGACCCGTGGGCGGCCTTCGGGGCGATCTCGGACGACGGCCTCGTCAACGGCGTCTCCGAGGACTCCACCGACTTCACCCCGTGGGGCCTCACCAGCCCGTTCCGCACGGTCGTCACCAAGAGCCTCAAGACGTTCAAGGCCACCCTGTGGGAGACCGCGAACCCGGTCGCCCTGTCGCTGATGTACCGGCTGCCCGTCGACAGCTTCGTCGCCGACGTGGGCGGCCTGACGACCTACGCCGAGACCGGCAGCCCGAGCCCGGACCGCCGGGCGTTCTGGTTCGTCGTCATGGACGGCGAGACCATGCGCGGCTTCTACGTGCCGCAGGGCGAGGTGTCCGACCGGTCCGACGTGACGTTCAAGAACGACACCATGTCCGGGTTCGAGCTGACGATCACCGCGTACCCCGACGAGGCCGGGAACACCGTCTACCACATCGACCGCCTGCCGGAATCCGGTGGCGGCGGCGACTCCTGACCGGGTCGCCCCATTGACTGGTGGGCGGTCCGCCCTGGCGCGGGCCCGGACCGCCCACCACCCCTTTCCATCCTGTTGCCCGCGCCGATCCCAGAGAGGCCCACGCCACCATGAGCAACACCAGGAACCGCAGTTCCCGCAGCACCGCACAGTCCCGGGCGGCTGCCGCCGCAGCGTCGCGCCGCGAAGCCATGCCCGCCCGCGACCGCACCCGGCCGCCGCTGCCCGAGCCCCTGGACCTGAGCGCCGACGAGGAACTGGACACCGACGACCAGGGCGACGACGAGGACCGCGAGGACGTGTCCCCGGCGCGCGCGCAGGAGATCGAGGCCGACGGGTACGTCGGCGCGTCCCTGTGCGGGCGCCTGGTCCGCATCAAGCCCCCGGCGTCGTGGCCGCAGTCCTGGAACCGGCTCCTGCGGGTAGGGGCGAACGACGAGTTCGTGGACCTGGCAATGCACCCCGACGACGTCGACGCCTACTACGAACTGGACCCCACGAACGAGGAGATGGGCCAGTACATCGCCGACGCCGGAGAACTCTCCGGTGAGAGCCTGGGGAAATCGCGTGGACCCAACAGGTCCTCGCGGAGCACGCGGAGGCGCTAGAAGCCGACCTCGCACGCTACTTCCACCGGGATCTGCTGGACGTCCACCGGCGGCGGATGTCGTGGCGCACCCTGCGGATCCTGATTGAGCGCCTGCCGCCGGAGTCCGCGACGATGACGGCCCTCAGGCTGCTGTCACCCGCCGACCCCTCCGTGCGCGCCGACCCGGAGGCCGGCCGCTGGTCGCATGTGGAGATGCTCCTGGCGGCGCTGGTCGATGAGACGCGCCGCAACGGCTACATCTTGCTGCGCGTCAACGGCGACAAGCAGACGAAGCCTCCCAAGCCCGTGCCGCGTCCGGGTGTCACGTCTTCCGCGCGGCCCGGGCCGCTGTCCCCACAGGCCGCTGAGCGCCTGTTCAAGCTCATGCACGGTTAAGGGGGCGGTCGGTCATGCCCATCAGTGTCGGTACGGTCAGCGTCGATGTCATCCCGAACACCCAGGGCATCTACGCCAGGCTGAAGGGCCCGCTCGTCGCCGCGGGCGACAGGGCCGGCTCGGATGCGGGCAAGGTCGCGGGTGACCGGTTCGGTGCTGCGATGGCGGGCAATGTGCCGACCAGTATCGGCACGGCCATCGGGCGCCAGATCGGGCAGACGATCGGCCAGCAGGTCGCTTCGGCGATCAGCTCGGCGATCGTCAACGGTGTGCAGGGCGGTGGCCGGCAGGCCACTGCTCCTGCCGCGCGTGGCGGTGACTCCACGGCTGGGGCTTTCGCGCGGGCCATGCGCGCCCGCCTCGAAGAGGCTTTCCGGTCCATGCCGAAGCTCAACATCAACATCGGGGACACCGGTGTCGATGCGGAGCTGGCGCGGATCCGGGCCCGGATCGAGACGCTGGCGAACAAGCGCATCGGCATCGACATCGACGCCGCCGACGCCGACACGCAGATCGAGGCCATCGAAGCTGACCTGATCCGGGTCAGTACCTACCACCCGAACATTGCGGTACGCGCGGATGCCGCGACCGCCCTGGCCCAGCTGGCAGCTGTGCGCGAGGAGATCGCCCGCCTGTCGGCCACCCCGGGCGTGATCCGCCTGGAGACGGACGGCGCGTTCGGTGCGAAACTCCGCGCGCAGGTCGCAGCCGCACAGGCGTCCCTGCCGGAGATCAACGTCACCGCGACGACAGACGACGCTTCGGCCCGGGTCGCCGCCCTGCGGGCACAGCTGTCGACCCTGGCGAACGCCCGGGTGGGCATCGACATCGACGCCGAGACCGCCCTGAGCAAGATCGCCGCGATCCGGGCGGCCCTGCTGGAGGTCGCGGCCAGCAACGCCACGATCGACGTGCGCCTGGACGCCAGCCGGGCCGCCGAGGAGCTCGCCGCCGTCTCCGCTGAGGCCGAGGCGCTGACAGCGAAGAACTACCGGATCAACGTCAGCGTCGACACTGCGGGCGCACAGGGTGCCCTGTTCGTCCTGGCTATCCAGCTCGGCGCCCTGGCTGCGATTCAGGCCGGCCCGATCCTGGCGGCGGGTATCGGCGGGATTGCGGCGGCGGCGGTGGGTGCTGCTGCGGGTGTGGGTGTGTTGGCGGCGGTGGCGATTCCGGCGATCAGCAGTATCAAGAACGTGCTGTCGCTTCAGACGGCAGCGCAGCAGCAGTCGACGTCGGCGACGAACGCCGGGGCGAATGCGGCGGTGCAGGCGCAGCAGAAGGCCGAGCAGTTGGCGGGCGCGGAGCAGGCGTTGGCGTCGGCGCAGCGCAACGGTGCGGTGCAGGTCAAGCAGGCCGAGCAGGCGTTGACGCAGGCCCAGCAGGCGGAGACTCAGGCCCAGCAGGCGCTGACGCAGGCCCGGAAGGATGCGGCGGCGCAGCTGGAGGACCTGAACAACAACCTGACGGACGCGCAGCTGTCGCAGCGGCAGGCGGTCCTGGCGGTCACTGATGCCCAGGCGCAGCTGACGGCGGACAAGAAGGCCGGGGCGAAGGTCAGTGCGGAGCAGCTGGCGAAGGACCAATTGGCGTATGACCAGGCGGTGCAGGCGCTGAAGGAGCAGCAGCTCCAGACGCAGCGCCTGCAGGTCCAGACGACGGCGGCGAACAAGGCCGGTGTGGCCGGTTCGGCGACGGTGGTTCAGGCGGAGCAGCAGGTCGTCACGGCGAAGCAGGACGTGTCGGACAAGACCGCGGCGGTTGCCCAGGCGCAGGCGCAGGCGGCGGATGCGATCGCGTCCGCTGAGCGGCAGATCGCTTCGGCGCAGTTGTCGACGGCGAGTTCCGCGAGCACTGCGGAGACGGCGCAGCAGAAGTACCTGGACGCCCTGGACAAGCTGTCGCCGTCGGCGCGGGTGCTGCTGAAGGCGTACCTGGACCTGAAGAAGGGCTTCCTGGGCTGGTCGGCTTCGTTGCAGCCGACGGTGCTGCCGTTGTTCACCCGTGCGGTGGATGGGCTGTCGGGGTCGTTGGTGAAGTTCTCTCCGCTGGTCGTGGCGGCTGCGGGTGGTGTGCAGACTCTGGAGGACAGGGTCTCCCGGTCGGTGAAGTCGCCGTTCTGGCAGGGCTTCCTGGCGGATCTGACGGGTTCGGTGAGCCCGGCGATCGTCGGGCTCGGTACTGCTTTCGGGCATATCTTCACCGGGCTGGCGGGTGTGATCGACGCGTTCCTGCCGCATATGGCTGGGATCTCGTCGACGATGGACCGGATCACTGGCCGGTTCGCGAAGTTCGGTACGAGTCTCAAGGTCAGCCCGGCTTTTCAGGCGTTCCTGGACTATGTGAACCGCACGGGGCCCGGGCTCGCCCGGGTGCTGGGGCAGATCTTCACGGCGCTGGGTCATGTGTCGGAGGCGCTGGCTCCGATCGCCGGACCGCTCCTGAAGATCGTCGGTGGTTTGGCGCAGTTCGTCGGCTGGCTGGCGCAGGTCAACCCGGGGCTGCTTCAGGGCCTCTATCTGGCCGTGCTCACCTTCAAGGCGCTACAGCTCGGCCTGATCCTCGTCGAGGGGGCGATCTGGGCCTACAACATCGCCGTGGGCATCGCCACGATCTTCACGGGCGGGTGGGCCGCAGCGGTCCAGGCGACCGGGATCGTGCCGCTGATCGAGGGCATCATCGCTGTGATCGCCCTGCTGGTCATCGGCGTGATCTACGCCTACAACCACTTCACGTGGTTCCGCGACACGGTGAACGCGGTGTGGCACGCCATCGCGACGGCGGCGCTGTGGCTGTGGAACGTCGTCCTCAAGCCGACGTTCGATGCCCTGGTCTTGGTCTTCAGCGCGGTGGCCACGGCGGCGACTTGGCTGTGGCGGAACGTCCTCGTTCCGGTGTTCAACGGGATCGTCCTGGCGGGCAAGATCCTCATCGCGGTCCTCGCGGTCGTGGTCTTCGCACCCCTGCTGATCCTCTTCCACGTGCTCGAAGCGGTCGCGCTGTGGCTGTGGCACCAGGCGATCGAGCCTGCTTTCCGGGGCATCGCGTGGCTGGCGAACTGGCTGTGGACCAATGCGATCAAGCCCGTGTTCGGGTTCATCGCCACCCAGGCCAGGATCCTGGGCGCGGTCGGGACGTGGCTGTGGAAGAACGCCCTGAAGCCCGCGTTCGACGGCATCGGGTTCGTGGCGACGTGGCTGTGGAAGCAGGCGATCAAACCGGCGTTCGACCAGATCGCCTCGATCGCCTCGTGGCTGTGGACCCACGGCCTCAAACCGCAGTTCGACCTGATCAAGACCGGGATCGGCCTGGTCGGAGACGCCTTCGGGAAGGCCAAGGACTTCATCGCGAAGGTCTGGGGCCAGGTCGAGGGCGTCGCGAAGAAGCCCGTCAACTTCATCATCAAGTCCGTGTACACCGACGGCATCAAGGCCGTGTGGGACAAGGTCGCGGACTTCGTCAAACTGCCCCACCTGCCCATCGCCCCGAAGCTGTTGGCAGCCGGCGGCACCATCGGCAACGGCTTCGGCCCGGCAACCCCGGGGGTCTACAGCAGGCCCACGGCGATCGTCGGCGAAGGCAACCCGGCATGGCCCGAGTACGTCATCCCGACGGACCCGAAGTACCGGGGACGGGCGCAGGCCCTGCACCAGGCGGCCGGCACGAAGCTCATGGCGTCCGGCGGGATCCTCGGCGGTGTCGAGAGCTTCCTCGGATCCGCCGTCAACGGGGCCAAGACGGTCGGCAGCAAGGCCTGGAACGGCATCACCGACCTGGGGGACATCTTCCTGCACCCCACGTCGATCTGGTCGAAGCTGTCCGCGCCGCTCCGCAAGCTCATCGACCAGGTCGGGAACTTCCCCTTCGCGAAGCAGGTCGGAAGCATTCCCACGAAGATGCTGACCGGCCTGGGCACGAAGATCACCGACTTTGTGACCGGCGGGGGAGGCGGCGCCTCGGGCAGCGTCGGGGCAGCCCTGGCCTGGGCGCGCTCACAGGCAGGCAAGCCCTACCAGTGGGGCGGAGTCGGCAACCCGTCGTGGGACTGCTCCGGGTTCATGGGCGGCATCGAAAGCGCCCTCCTCGGCCGGAACCCCGACCGGCGCCTGTTCACGACCTACGCGTTCCAGGGCTCCAACGCCCCGGCCGGCTGGGCCCTGAACGCCGCCTCGCCGTTCCGTGTCGGTGTGACCAATGCCGGTGTGGGTCACATGGCGGGGACGATCGGGGGCGTCAACGTGGAATCCCAGGGCGACCTGGGTGTCCTCGTGGGGCCGCGGGCCCGCGGGTGGAGCAACTCGCTGTTCGGCGAGCACTACGGCTATGTCGGGAAGTACGACGCGGGCGGGTACCTGCCGACGGGGATGTCGACGGTCTTCAACGGCACCGGTTCCCCGGAGCCGATCCTGACGACCGCGCAGTGGGACGCGATCACCGGCACGGCCACCGCGCCGATGGGGCCGATGTCGTTCGAGGGTGACCTGCGGCTCGACTCCGGGGAGTTCCTCGGACGGGTCCGCGGCGAGGCCCAGCAGGTCGTCAACACCACGCTCACACGTGTCCGGGACCGCGCCGCAGCTGGCGCGAAGAACTAGGAGACCGGCATGCCGATGATCGTGGATCCCAGCGCACCTGAGGTCACCCCTGCGGACCCGGCGGTCAGCCCGGACGGCTGGCTGACGGCCACGGTCGACGGGACCTGGGCCGGGGTGTTCCTGCGCTACGACGCCACCGTTGGTACCCCGTATGGGTCGGCGGCGGATGTGCGGCACGTGGCCATCACGCGCACCGACCCCGGTGCGGTCGCGGTGCCTGTGCGGTCGGCCGATACGGCGTGGGCTGTGGGCGGCACGGGGGTGGCCTACGACTCGGAGGCGCCGCTGGGGGTGGCTGTCGCCTACACGGCCACCCCGGTCCTGGTCAACGGAACGGTCGGCCCGGCGTCGTCCCTGTCGGTCACCGTGCCCGCTCCGGCGTCGCGCCTGGCAGATGTGTGGGTCAAGTCGCTTGAGGCTCTCGGCAGTTCGGTCCTGGTTACGGTCACGGCGTGGCCGCAGTTGGCGTTCGCGTCGCGGCACGACACCGCGACGGTCCTCGGATCGGCGTTCTCGGCGGTGGCACTGGATGTGTATTCGGCGCCGACGTCGAGCATCACGATCCAGGCGGAGGGTGATGCGATCGAGGCGCTGCGGGCGCTGCTGGCGTCGCCTCAGGTGCTGCTGCTGCAGACCGTCCCCGGGTACCACCGCCCGGACGCCTACGTGGTGATGGGCGATGTCACCGAGGACATGCAGAGCACCCCGGACCAGCCGCGCACGTTCATCGCCGCCGTGATGCAGGTCGAGCGCCCCGACACGGCCGGGCAGCCGCTGGGCCTGCCCGGGTGGTCCTGGGATGCCGTGGCGGCCGAGTTCGCGACCTGGGATGCGGTCACGGGCTCCTACGCCTCGTTTGCTTCGCTGGCCCTCAACGGGGCCCTGTAGTGCTGGCGCACGCCTACTCGTTGGCGGCGCTGCGGCAGGCGATCCGGCGCCCGGTGGCGGCGGACTGGTCCAACGACGGCGGCGACACCTGGTCTCCGCTGCGGGTGTCGACGGGGACGGTGACGGCCGACCGCACCGCGGACGTGCGGTACGCGGCGAGCCTGACGGTGGTCGGCGCCCAGTACGGGGGCCGGGCGGGCATCAACAGCATCAGCACGCTGGTGCGGATCCGGCAGGGCATCCAGGTGCCCCGCAGCGACGTCGAATGGATCCCCGCGGGGACGTACACGGTCGACAAGCCCTCCCGCACCCGCACCGGTGTGACGATGAGCCTCCTCGGCCTGGAGGACGTCATCCGCGGCGCCGCGTTCCCTGCGCCTCGGACGGTGGGCCCGGACTCGGCGCGCTCCGTCGTCGGGACCCTGGTGGGCGAGGCCCTGCCGACGACACCGATCGCCTGGCAGCCGGGCATCGACCCGGGGACTAGCATCCCGGGGTTCGTCGTGGACGCCGACCGCTGGGCCGCACTGTCGTCGGGCACAGACACGGCCGGTGTCTCCACCGGGGTCGCGCAGGCCCTGGCCGGTGAGATCTGGGCGGACGCGCGCGGCATCATCGTCGTGGGCCCCGTCCCGACGCTCGACGACCCTGTGGTGTGGATGGCCCCCTACGGCACCGCCGTGGTGTCCGTGTCGCAGGACCAGTCCTCCGAGGGCGTCTACAACCTGTGGTCGGTCACCGGTGACACCGGGTCGGGTGCGGCCACCGTCGGCCCGGCCTACGCCTGGGACTCCGACCCCAACTCGTTGACCTACGCCGGACCCGACCCCGTCGGCGACCCCCTCGCCCCGCAGCGCCTGGGCCTGCCCTGGGTGCGGGTGCGGACCAACCGCGTCTCCTCGGCGCTGGCCACCAGCCAGCAGCAGGCCGACGCCATGGCCCGGGCCGGCCTGGCCGGTTCGCTGGGTATCCAGGCGTCGCTGTCCATGGCGGCGGTGTGCCACCCGGCGCTGGAGCCCGGTGACGTCATCGCGGTCGAGGTCACCCCGGGCGAGTGGGAGACCCACATCATCGACTCCCTGTCGTTCACGCTCGGTTCCGCGTCGATGACCTGCACGACCCGGACAACGGCCAGGAGGCTGTGATGGCGGACATCGCCGACCTGCTCGGCAAGGACCTCGCCCGGGCCGCGGCAGCGTCTTCGGGTGGTTTGACGACGGTCGGGGCGCAGGTCGTGGACCTGACGGACGACGGCGGCGTGAACATCATGCTCGCTGGGGCGCTGCTGCTGGATGTGCCGTGCGCGGACTCCTACCGCGACCGTGTGGCGGGTGACTGGGTTGCGGTGCGCCAGGGGTCGCAGCCGGTGGTGCTGTGGCGCCTGGGTGCGGACCCGGCCACTGGTGCGGCGGCGGATCAGGCTGTGTCTGCGCTCACCTGGGGTACTGCGGCGCCGGGTGCGGGGTGGCAGTCCGTCACCCAATTGTATGTGCGGGCGGATGCGTCGGGTGTGGGCCAGTTGTACGCACAGCTCGGCACGGTGACTAACCCGTCGCCGCCGGATCCGGGCCCGGGCAGTGCCACGGTGGGCGCCAATGATGCCGGTTCGTGGCGGGGCGGGTCCCCGGACACGTACCACTCGAACCCGACGCAGGGCGACTGGACGGGTGGCGGTGACCTGCGGGGCGGCTGGTTCTACGGCACGAAGATCGCGTCGGCGTGCTCGGGGCGCACGGTCGCGTCAATGTCGGTCACGGTGGCGCGCCGCCGGGGTAGCGGTGTCAACGCCAAGCGCCCGGTGCATTTCTACCTCCACAACTTCACCGCCGCACCCGGTGGCCAGTTGACGCTCGGCGACGGCCCCCAGGAGCTGATCTCGCTGTCCGTCGGCGCGCAGGGCACGGCGGCGCTTCCGGCTTCGTGGCGCACGGCACTGGCAGCGGGTACCGCCCGGGGCTTGGCGATCGCGGCCAGCGGCTCGGCGGACTACGCCTCCTTCACCGGCGGCACCATCAAGATCACTTTCTCGTAGGGAGTCCTGTGACCAGCATCGGATACGCCCACATCCCCGTCCCGGCCGGGGGTGTGGGCCCGGACGCCCCGGCGGCATTCGCTGCCATGGCCACCGCCCTGGACCCGCACCTCCTCCAGAACGTCACCGACTCCGGCGACCGCGACAGCACCCTGAGCGGGGCACCTGCGCACACCGTCGCCGTGGCGCCCGACGGCAGCATGTGGGTCAAGGTCAGCGACTCCGACAACACGTGGATCACCGTCTGGGAGCCGAACCCCACCTGGCAGGCCGTCAGCCTGCCGTCCGGGTTCGCGTCCGTGGGGCCCGACCCCAAGGCGCGGATCATGCCGAACGGTCAGGTGTTCCTGCGCGGCCGCATCGGCAAGGTCGACTCGTCGCTGATCGTCGGCGTGGGCGGCATCGCGATCGGCACCGTCCCCAGTGCGGCCATCCCGGCCCAGCTCGGCGGCTTCGCCGGTACCGCGTCGCTCGGCGGCGATGCGATGACCGGCGCCGGCCGCGTCGAGATCTTCCCCACCGGGACGTCGTCGGGCATCGGCGACGACGGGTCGATCGTCTGGTGGTCGCAGGACGGTTCCCAGGACTCCGGGACCGTCGGTGTGTCCTGGGTGGACATTTCTGGCAACTACTGGCTCGACTGACGGGGGCTGCTGTGACCTGGTACACCTTCGGCGGTCGGCCTGACGCCGTCCTGACCGACACTGCGGGCAACGTCGTCCCGAACTGGCCGCTGACCGTCAAGGTCGCCGGCACGGGCGCGGTCGTCACCGCGCTGTTCGAGGCCAACCACACCACCCCGATCGCGCAACTGCGCTCCAATGCCGCCGGGACTTTCCCTCCGGGGGCGATCCGGACCTTCGCGATCGAGGACGTCCGCGCGATCACATACCTGTACCTGGACGCGTCCAGCAACCCGGTGACCTGGTACGAGGAAGCGCGCGAGGTCGGCACGAGCGCTCTGGACGCCTCCGTGACGGCCACCGCCGCCGCGGCGGACGCCGCAGCAGCGGCGGCCGCCGCGCAGGCCACCGCCGATGCGGCCCTGGCCAGTTCGGGCCTGGAGAGCTGGTACTCGGCCACCGCCTACGGCGCCGTCGGGAACGGCACCGCTGACGACGTCCTCGCGATCCAGGCAGCCCTGGACGATGCGGCCGCGGCTGGCGGCGGCACTGTGGTCCTGGCGGCGGGGAAGACGTTCGCGGTGTCGACGTTCCTGGTGGCACTGGACCATGTGACGATCTACGCCTACGGGGCGACGGTCCGGTCCCGGGCCAACTCGGGGCTGCTCCGGAACTTCACCGACACGGAACTGTTCAACGGCTACGCGGGCCACTCGCACATCACCGTCCTCGGCGGAGTCTGGGACGGCAACGCGTTCGACGGCACGCACGGCACGGTGACGTCCGAGACCGACGTGATGAACTTCGTCCACGGCACGGACATCACCGTCCGCGACGCCAGGATCCTCAACACCTCGACCGCGCACGCCCTGGAGTTCAACTCCGTCGATGGCGGCCGGGCGATCAACTGCCGCTTCGAGGGCTTCCAGGACAACAGCTCCGGCAGTGTGCGGCAGTTCTCCGAGGCCGTCCAGATCGACATCGCGAAGTCCGGGTCCGCGTCGATCGGGAACTTCGACAACGCCGCGTCGAAGAACATCGTCGTCCAGGGCTGCTACTTCGGGCCCTCGGACCGGTGCGGGGTCTTCGGGCGCGCAGTCGGGTCGCACACCATCGCGTCGGCCACCTACTACGACAGCATCCAGATCCTCGGGAACCGCATCGACGGCACCATCCAGGAGGGCATCCACGGCTACGGGTGGCGGCACGTCGTCATCGCCGACAACATCATCACCGCCACCGGCCTGGACGGCATCAACCTCACCGTCCCCGACCCTGCCTCGGCCGGGTATGCGCTGACGGCGCACAGCATGGCCATCAAGGGCAACACGGTCGACTCCCCGACGACGGGTCCCGGCATCCGGGTGCTGGGCTTCCTGACGGCCAAGATGGGCGCGGTCAGTATCACCGGCAACACTGTGAAGAACGCCGGCTCGGTCGGGCTGCACGCGGAGCAGTGCACCGCGCCGATCATTGCCGGGAACACGGTGGAGACGACCACTACGACCGGGATCTACGGGCACGTCTCCGACGATGCCACCGTCACCGGGAACACCGTCCGCAACGCCGGGTCGAACGCCATCAACCTTTCCGGGTGCAGGGGCGGCACCGTCGCCGGCAACACCGTCGACACGACCGGATCCAACTTCGGGGTCTTCGCCGGGCTCGCGGCGGACGGCACCACGGCCTCCCAGGACCTGGTCATCACCGGCAACAAGATCAGCAAGGCGTTCGGGGCCGGAATCAGGCTGTCGACGTCGACGACGGGCTGCCTGGTGGCGGGCAACCAGGTCCGCAAGGACGGCGGGTCGACCAGCAACGGGATCACGCTCGCGGCCTCCGCTACCGGTGCGGTGGTCCTCGACAACGACTTCTCCGGCAACTCCTGGTCGGCGGCGACCGCCATGCTGGTATCGACCGCGAACCCGATCACCGGCATGGGCGGCATGACGGCCCTGCCCGGGTCGAACCTGTGCGACGCGGACCTGACCGCGCTGACACCCCTGGAGGCGGCGCTGCGCCCGCCGGGGCGGTTCGAGACCACCAGCAGGCTGCGCTGCGGAACCACGTCGACCCCGGCATCCGGGACGCTGTACCTGGTGCCGATCTGGCTGCCCGCCGGGTTCCCCGTCGCCCACCTCGCGTTCGTGTCGGCCAACGCCGCCACCTCCCCGACGCACTGGTGGTTCACCCTGCACGACGCCAACCGGGTGGCGCTGGCCCGCACCGCCGACCAGACCACGACGGCGTGGGCCGGGAGTACGCAGAAGTCCCTGGCGATCGCGCAGGCCACCGCCGGGACGGCGACGTCGTACACCACGACGTACACCGGCCTGCACCACATCGGGTTCTGCTACACGGGGTCGGCCCTGACCCTGATGTCCGAGGGGACGCTGTCGCAGCAGGGCGACGTGGCCCCGGCCTATGGGGCGTCCAGTACCGGGCAGACCACGCCGCCGACCGTCACCGGCGGCGCCTTCACGGCTGCTGCGCCGAGCGGGGCCGCGATCTCGGCCTACGCCTTCGCCAGCTGACCAGCCACGATCGGGAGTCCATCATGCCCATTGCTTCCCCCGTCGAGGACTTCGGCGGTGCGTACTTCGCGCTGACCATCAGGAGCGTTGCCGAGTTCGGGGGCCCGTCGGACGCCTATCCCGTCAGGCTCGATGCCGTCATCGGGGTCGACGGCGGTCACGGCTTCGACACCGGTGTCCCCGAGTTGGTGCAGGGTCTGGTGGACCTGATCGACGGGGACCCGGCGTGGATCTGCACGGCGGTGCGGACCCACGCCGTCACCGAGTCGATGACGGCGACTGCCTGACCCCACCTCGCCCCGCGCTACCTGGTGCGGGGTTTCGCCTTGTCCAGCAGAAACGGATCTCCTCATGCAGGTTCATCTCACTCTCGCGTACTGGCTCGGCCTGCTCGTCACGCTGGGTCTGCCGATCCTGGTCGGTCTGGTGACCACGAAGGTCACCTCCGCCGGCGTGAAGTCGGTGCTGTTGCTGGCCCTGTCCGCGGCGAACGGGTTCCTCGTCGAGTTGGCGCACCCGGGTCCCGGGTACAGCGTCGGTACGGCGGCGGTCCTGACGCTGGTCGGTTTCGGTACGGCGGTGGCGCTGCACTTCGGCCTGTACAAGCCGACCGGTGTGTCGGCGCGGGCGCAGGCCCTCGGTGCGAAGCCCGCGCAGAGCACCTGATCGACCTGATCCACCTACGCACCAGAGGGGGCGGCGTTGGCTGATGAGGTCACCCTCGGGGAAGTTCACCGCGGTTTGCGGGAGCACGAGCAGCGCAGTGCGGACCAGCATCGTGCTTTGGATGAGCGGATCACGAGTCTGGCGGCGCAGTCGGTGTCGGCTGCGGTGTATCAGGCGGATCAGCGGGCGACGGTGGAGATGGCCCGGCGTCTGGAGCGTGATCACGGTGAGGATGTGCGGAAGCTGCGCGAGGATGTGATCAATCCGGCGTTGGTGAGGATTGAGACGTTGGAGAAGCGCCCGGTGCCGACGATGACGTTCGGTAAGTGGATCGCGTTGGCGGGTGCGATCACGGGGTTTCTGACGGTGATTGTGGCGGCGTGGGCCGTGACGAAGGGGGCAGCGTGAGCGTTCCTCCGTCTCGTCCGCGTCGCCTGCGCCTGCCGATGGCGGTGCAGTTGGCTGGCCTGTTGCTGTTCCTGTTGGGGTGCGCGTTCATTGTGGTCCAGTTGCTGTCGCTCAGGTCGACGGTGAATTCTCAGCAGGCGTCGCAGCAGGCGCAGTCGACGGCGATCAGCAAGCTCAGTACGGCGTTGGATCAGACTCGCACGCAGTTGCAGCAGCATGGTGTGACTCCGAAGGCCCCGCCGGCGACGACGATCGTCAAGGATGTGCCGGGTGCTGCGGGTGCGTCGGTGGTCGGGCCTCAGGGTCCTGCGGGTCCGGCTGGTGCGTCGCCGGATGTGCAGGCGATTGCCCAGCTGGTCCTGTCGATGATCCACCCGTCTGCTGGTCCGGCGGGTCCGGCTGGTGCGGTCGGGCCGGCTGGTCCGGCGGGTGCTGACTCGACTGTTCCGGGCCCGGCGGGTGCCGCAGGTGCCGCAGGCCAGGACGGCAAGGACGGATCGGACGGGGCTCAGGGCGGCACGGGTCCGGCGCCGTCGGGTTGGACGTTCACGGCGGCTGACGGCACGGTCTACGACTGCACCCCGGATGCCGCGGGGAGCTCGCATTACACCTGCCAGGCCGAGTCGGGTACGGGTCCGCAGCCTCCGTCGGATCCGGCCCCGCTGCCGTCGCAGTCTGCTGTGGCGTCGTCGCGGCAGGCTGAGCACCGCCCTGTGGCGGCGGTGTCGACGGGCCCCGGGCGGCCGTGAGTTCCAGCCGCCCGCCCCAACCTTGAATTTCCCTCGCCCTTCTCAAGCCCCCGCGCATTCCGCCGGGGGCTTCTCCATGCCCTCACCGAGGAGACCCTCATGTCTGTCACTCAGGCGTTCCGCCTTCTCCCGGAGCACCCGGACAACCCGTACCGGCTCGGCCGCCACCAGATGCACGACACCCTGGTCCCCGAGCTCGAAGCCGTGGTGGACTTCCTGGAGCCGATCCTCGACGTCGCCCACGAGGAGTTCGAGGACCCGTTCGACCAGGGCAAGGTCGGCGACTGCACCATGAACGCCGGGTACGGCTGCATGGTCACCGCCCCGTTCGGCAAGCCCGGCGCCAGTGTCACCCAGGACACGATCCTGACCGGGTACAAGCTGGAGACCCGCCTCGACGACTCCCAGATCCCCGGGCACTACCCGCCCGACGACACCGGGTCCACTGGCGCCTGGTCGATGCGGGTCCTGGAGAAGCTGGGGCTCATCAAGACCTGGCATCACACCCGGGTCCTGCACGCCGCCCTGCGGCTGCTGAACAAGGGCCCGATCAGCATCGGGATCCCGTGGTACCAGTCGTTCTTCACCCCGGACGCGGACGGCACGATCCACCTGATCGAGTCCTCCGGGCAGGCTGGTGGGCACCAGATCTGCGTCGTCGCGAACGACACCAAGAAGCGCCGCATCCGGATCCGGAACTCCTGGGGTACCGGCTGGGGCGACAACGGCCACTGCTGGCTGTCCTGGGACGACTTCGGCCGTCTGCTGGAACTCGGCGGCGACGTCGTCCAGCCCGTCGCCCTGGGGGTCTGATGGGTATCAACGGCCAGGACTGGGCTTCCTATCAGTCGGACGCACCGTCCACGACGGGCCTGTCCTTCGCGTTCACGAAGGTCACGCAGGGGACCGGGTACGTCAACCCGAAGTGGGTCGCCCAGCGCGCCCACGCCAAGGCCAACGGCCTGGTCTGGGGCGGCTACCACTACCCCGACATGGGCAACACGGTCGCCAGCGAGGCGGACTGGTTCCTCAAGCAGGTCACCTTCGTGCCCGGCGACCTCGTGGTCCTCGACTGGGAGGGCTACGACACCGCGAACAAGGCGGTCCCGAAGGCCAAGCAGGCGGCCTACAAGGAGGCCTGGCTGCGGTACGTCAAGGCCCGGCTCCCGCACAACCCGATCGGCATGTACTGCAACACGGACTACTGGCGGAACGTCGACACCACCGGCTACTACGGCGACTTCCTGTGGATCGCCACCGCCGACCTGCCCGCCGGCAAGCCCGGGATCACCGCCCCGTGGCTGTTCCACCAGTACTCGGCCTCCACGGTCGACAAGGACTTCTGCCACCTGGCCAGCACGGCCGCGCTCCGGACGTGGGCGCTCACTTTCTCGGAGGAAGACATGCCACTGACCGCAGCCGATGTGAAGACCATCGCGAGCACGGACAACATTTTCGCGGCGCCGCCGGACGCGGCGGACATCAAGACCAACCCGTTCTGGACTCTGGCGTCGCACGTGCAGGACCAGACGGCGCGGATCCGGGCGACGCAGAAGACGGTGGCGGCGCTGGTGGCGACGGTGCAGACTCTCGCGGGCCAGCTCGGCAAGGATGTCGATACGGCTGCGGTGGTCGCGGCGGTGGAGGCTGCGATCGCGACGGCCGTCATTCACGTCGAGGTCGACAGCGGCCCGGCGAAGTAGCGGCAGCGTGCGTGTTCGGCCCCTGCTTCGGCAGGGGCCGTTCTGCTGTTCCCGGCGCTATCCTGGTCGTGGATGGCATCGTTCCTGCGGAGGCTCCGCAGACACCTGGCGGCGACGGCCGCCATCCAACTCAACTACCCATTCGGGCTTCGGCCCTTGCCGGGCGGTCAGCAGCTTCTGCTGGCCGCCCCGTTGCCGCCGTCACTGGTCTCCGGACCGGTGACGGCGGCTTCTTTGCGTTCACGCTCTGCAACTGTGACGCCGGTCGCCACCCTGCGCAGTGGTGCACGATCGGCAACGATCGCCCCTGGTAGCAACGGGTTTGACGTTCCGCCAGTAGTCTCCGGGTGTCGCCACGGAGCGTAAGATTGTTCTACCGGCTCGACGCCGGACAAACTTCAGCCCCTGCAAGGAGCTTGCGACTCCCCAGGGGCTACGGCCCAAAGGATCACGACTCCTTGGACACCACCAATGTACCGAGCCTCTGCCTGTGTTGCTACCTGGCGGAGGCGGCCCGGTGAAGACGATCTGCACGATGCCGCCCGAGGGCTGGGTGCCCATCTCGAACGCCACCGCCCGTAGCCGGAAGCTCAGTTGGCGCGCCAAGGGCCTGCTGCTGGACTTCCTCAGCCACAAGGACGGCTACGTCATCACCTTCGACAGGCTGATGGCCATGGCCAAGGCAGAAGGCGACCCGGACGTCGAAGGCCCGCACGCCATGCGCCGCGCCCTGCAGGAGTTGGAGCGCAAGGGCTACATCGTCCGCCTCCGCCACAACTACCTCGACGAGGAGACCGGGCGGGCCCGGTGGCGAACGGAGACGCTCGCGAGCGACGACCCGACAGCCCCCGCGCTCCGAGATGCGGAAATTCCGACCCCCGGTGGTTCCGTCCTTCGGACCGTCCGGGACTCGGAGGATCCGCATGTCATTAAGAACACGGGTTTCCATAAGACTGGCGAAGAAGACGGGCTGGCTAAACATGACGCGACATTCGCTGCCGCTCATGTCGGCCAGCAAGCCAGCCGCGATTTGCCCAACCGAGTCGGCGCGCTCTACGAGCAGGCCAACGAGCTCGACGACGACCAGGTCCGGCGTCATCTGCTGGCGTTCGAGAAGAAGCGCAAGCGGATCTACCGGGACTGCCGGAACAAGGCCATCGACCAGCTCGGCCGCGAGGACCCGGACACGCTGGAGGCTCCCGATGGCCATCGGTACGTGGACCTGTTGAGCTTCAAGTACGCCCTGCAGCACTACGGCCGGGATCCTGAGGTGCAGTTGCCGATGTGGTTGACGACGTTCCCGAGGACGAGGGCTCAGCGAAGTTCCGTAGGTTCCGTCCGGTCAGCGTCTTGAAGGAGATCCCATGTCCGTGATCCGCCACGCCCTGATGCCCGTCTTCGCAGTCGGGCGCGCCATCGTCCTCAACGGGGAGATCAGCACCACGGCTCGGCTGCTCTACGTCCTGATGCTGGCGACCGTGGATCTGGACGATGCTCCCGACGTGGCCGCGCTCCTCGGCCTTGAGGAGTCGGCTCTCGCGCCGTTCCTGGATGAGTTGGTCCGTGCGGGCGTCGTCGAATTCCAGAGCGTCGGCACGGACATCGTCGCGTCGGTTCAGGAGCTGGCTCGCGGCTGACCCGGATGCCCTCACGCAGCCGTCAGCACGGGCGCGGGGTCGTCCTCAGCCTCACGCCCACGGGCAGCATCCCGGGCGGCCACAGCCCCCATGTACCGGTCGACGAGCAGGTTGTACGCCGCACGGTCCACCACGCTCAGACGGCCGCCCGGAACCCCGGCCAGGAACCCGCGTATCGCCGTGTTCGCCCGGTCCACGGCACGCTGAAGGTCCGGGCGGGAAGGCGGGGCAGACGGCATAGCAACATCATCCCAGCAGCACAGGCGCCGCCGTCACCCGGCAGCCCCGCCTGCCGCCCGCAGCACCGCAGCCAGGGCCAGCGACCACGGGTATGCCTTCGGATCACCCTGCCCCGGCAGGTTCGGCACGAAGCCGCCCTCGCCGAGCAGCACCTCCACCCCGGCGCCGCGCAGGCCCGTGACACTGCGGTCGAACTGCGGGTGGGCAAGGAACGCCGCGTTGACGCACGGCATCGTCACCAGCGGAATGCCCTTGCCGATCGCCTCCGCCGCAAAGCCCACCGTGAAACATGTGGTCAACCCGAGCGCCCACGAGTTGATCGTGTTGAACGTCGCCGGGGCCACCAGCACCGCCGACGCCACCGGCCACACATCCGGCCGCCCGGGAAGCTTGTACTCGCTGCGGACCGGATGCCCCGTCAGCGCCTCCAAGGCCGGAAGGTCGCCGGCGAGCCAGCGGGCGGCGGTCGGCGTCAACCCGAGGCACACATCCCACCCGTCCGCCCGGGCCCGCTCCACGACGGCGGCAATGTCGAAGACCGGCGGGGCGGCGGAACCGAACAGGTACAGCACACGATCAGGCATGCCGACCACCCAACCCCACGTGCTGCGGGCATGCAACCGCCCCCGCCGCCGGAGCCGTGGGGGCGAATGCAGTTCCCTGACCATGCAGGCCGGGTACCGTTCCAGATGACTAGTCAGGAACGGGGTCAATTATGCCCAATGCAGACGATGAACACACCGGGCAGCGCGTAGCCCGCATCCGGAAACTCCGCCACTTCACCCAGCAGGGACTGGCCGCCGCCGCGAGCGTGTCCGCGAGCATGGTCACCCAGGTCGAGCGCGGCAAGAAGCAGCCCAGCCCGGCGCTCCTCGCAGCCCTCGCGCGCGCCCTGTCCGTCCCCGTCACCGAGCTCGCCGGGCAACCGTTCCTCGCCGAGCTCCAGCAGGACCAGCTCGACGGGCTGATCAACCCGATCCGGGAATCCCTCGACGTGTACGACCTCGGCCCGGACCCCGACATCCAGCCCCGCACCCTCGACGAGCTCGTCGACGCCGCCGACCGCATGTGCGCCCTCGTGCGCGCCACCGACCTGCGGACCGCCGCCGCTGAACTCCCCGGGCTGATCCAGGAGATGACGACCAGCGCCCACCTGAAGCCCACCGACCGCTCCTGGTCCGCCCTGGCGTCCGCGTACCGGTCGGCCTACGACGTTTCCACGAAGCTCGGGTTCCACGACCTTGCCTCGATCGCCCTGGACCGCATGGCCTGGGCCGCAGAACGCGCCTCCGACCCCGCGATGGCCGGGGTACGGCAGTACCTGCGCGCCCTGGGCTACCTGCGGGCCGGGCAGTACCGCACCGGTCGCAGGCTCGCCGAGATCGGCCAGCAGACCGCGGCCCTCGCCGACCCCGGCCGCTCCCGCGACGCCGTCACCGGGCAGCTGCACTTGGGCGCGGCGGTCCTGGCCGCCCGGGACAAGGACGGCGACACCGCCCTGGGTCACATCGACGCCGCCGCGCGCATCGCCGACATCACCGGGGAAGCCACCAGGATCCACTGGCTGACATTCGGGCCCACCAACGTTGCCGTCCACCACGCGAGCATCCTCGTCGACCAGGACCTCTACGCGCAGGCCCTGACCGTCGCCAGGACCATTCGGGTGCCGGAGGACTGGCCGGCGTCGCGGGCTTCGCACCACCGGGCTGAGATCGCCCGGGCGCAGCTGTGGACGGGGCGCACGGATGCGGCGTTCCGGAACCTGCTGGAGGCGCGGCGTCTGGCACCGCAGCAGACCCGGTACAGCCCGACGGTGCGGGACACGGTGACGGGGCTGTTGTCGGCGAAGCGTGCGGCGCCTGACACGTTGGCGAACTTCGCGGCCTGGGTCGGCATGTGAGCTGGTGGCGGGCTGTCAAGAACTAACACCGGACAGTGTTAGTTACGGCCCTTGGACGCGATCACTCTGTGACTGTGGGCAACAGTCAAAGAGGAGAGCGCCATGAAGACGGAGCCGCGCTACTGGCCGGTGTGGATGCCACCGGCGCAGACGATCAGCGCTGTGCCTGCCGGGCGCTGGTGGGATGCGGTCGTCGTGCCGCAGACGTTGGGCCTTGACGTTCTCCAGTTCCTCGACGAGGTGTCCGGGCATTGCCCGGGGCCGGTGATCTGGGAGCCGCACTCGCAGCGCCCGCGCCTGTACTTCCTCGTCGCTGCGGGGACGGCTGCTGGCTGGGATGTTCCGGGGGTCGTCGCGCTCGGCGTGACGGCATACGTGGGTGTCCCGGGGGCGACGACGCTGGAGCCTCCCGGGCCGCATTGGCTGTGCCCGCCGGACCCTGACGACCCTGAGGGTCTGGTCGATGCTGTTGCGCTGCGTGAGGCCCTGCTGAGGGCTGTCGGGGCAGCATCATGACGGCGCTGCTGGATTCCGCCACCGTCGAGGCCGGGCATGCCTGGGACGCCCTGCGGATACCCGAACCCTGGGGCGGGACCCTGTACGACGTCCTGGCCGCCCACGAGGGTGACCGGGTCCGGCTCGGCGGGGTGATCCTGTCGACCCGCTCCGGCTGCACGTACTGGCTCATCCCGACCGGCAGCGCCCCGGAGCAGTGGCCCGACGGGTGCCGGCTCCTCACACGCGGCAGCTGGGTCACGCTGCCCGCAAGGGGCATCAACCGGGCCTCCGCCCACTGGCTCCACCACCCCCACCCCCAGCAGCTCACCGGCGCCGTGTGGCTTGCCGCGGCACTCGACACCACCCGGAGAGCAGCATGAGTACCGCCGTGCAGGGCAGGGCGTGCGACTACTGCCCCGAGACGACCACGGGGCCGCTGCGGGGTGAGCGCGGCGGGAAACGCGCCGCACAGGACCACCCCCGGTGCTACGACCGGCTTCTCGCCGACCTTGCTGCCGCTGAGACCGCCATGCGTACTGCCCGCGTCGAAGCCCGCGTCAAAGCGCTGCGCACCGGGGTACTCCACCTCGACGACCAGACCCTGATAGACGCCCAGGCCTGGACCCCGCCCGGGGCGTGCGACGAATGCCACGACACCGCACCCACCGTGCTCCTCGGCAACACCACCCGGTGGTGCCGGGCCTGCGTCGGCGTGTACCTCACCCTCACCCGCGCCCAAGCCGAAGACCACGGCAGAGGGCGCCCCCACACACCTGCACTGCCCGGGAGCCACCATGACCACTGAGCAGACCGCCCCCGGCCACTGCCGCCACTGCGGGCGTTACGGGCAGGCGCAGCACGTCGTCGTCGAAAACCCCGGGGCATCCGGCGCCGGCGCGACCGTCGTGCAGTGCCCGCAACCGTGCCGTCGGCCCACGTTGCGGCGTCGGGCGTCGGAGCCGCGGACGTATCCGGCGTGACCACCGGTCAACCCGGGGCGGTACACGGTTACGGAATCCGCAGGTCAGTGCGAGGCGGGGGGCGTGCGGTGGTCAGGCCCACGCCGGTTGAATGCACCACGCAACGGTTCACTGGGAGTGAACTACCGGTAGCGATTCATGGCGGATCGGCGGGCGATTCGCCACCGCCGTCGATACCCTCGTCGCTGTGAGACCGATCGTCAGCAAGCAGCCAGGCCACGGGCACCCCGAGGGCGTCGGCGACGTCCAAGAGGGTGTCGAGAGTGATGCCGACCTGGCCACTCTCCATCTCGATGACGGTGCGCCTGTCCACCCCGTACCACTCGCCGAGGCGCTGCTGGGAGAGGTTGCGGCGTAGGCGGAGACTCCGAATCCGCTCTGCGACCTGCCTCCGGCGCTCGATCGTCTCCGGGCGAGTGGATCTATATGGCACCCCTGCAACGCTGATGGGATCATGATCGGATGTCTGTACGTCTAGCCTCACATTTTTGGATCATGGGAACCTTGAGGTCAGAGCCGCACACTCATAAGGTCGCATGCATGTTCGATTTACCGGTCAGCTGACCACCACCCAGACCGGCCGCGTCACCTCGCTCCCCAGTGCCCGGGATGCCCGACGCACACGGCACTCGCCGCGATACACCCCCTGTACCGTCCCGACCGGAGCACCGCCTTGAACGACAACCACCCGCCGGAAACCGGTCGCGAACTAGGCCCGCTCAGCGAGGGCCAGGAAATGCGCCTGAGGATCGCCGCCCGGAACCTCCAAGAGTTCCAACAGAGCAATCTCGGCACGGCCGCACCAGCCGTTGCCGTACAGACCGCCCAACGGCTCGCCGCTACAGTCAGTGACCTCATGTCCCTGGTCCATGACCTCACGCAGAGGCTCGGCCGCGAGGAGACCGCGCAGCCGACAGAAGCGCCGGCCCGCGATTCAGCGCGAGGACGCTCGCGGACCCAGCATGACTAGCTGCGATTCTTCCGAGCCATTGGGACCGCTGTTACCTGATAGCGGCTCTAAAAAGTATCGCCGATCTTGCTGGGTTGCTCAGAGACCGTTCCCCCGTGGCCTCTGAGCAGCTCAGCTGGGTCGGCGATTTTGCGTTTCCCATGCCGGAGTCACCGTCAGATTGCCGTCCGCGTCGACGACCGCACGGTCGATGACCTGCCGCAACAGCGCGTTCTTCTCGGCGGGCTCCAGCGTGGGCCACTCCGCCACCAGGCCTATGGCCACGCGCACGGCCGCTGCCCGTTCGGCCTCCTCGGCATGCGAGTCCCGTTCAACGGCCAGCAGCTTCGCCGCCGCCTCCTTCTCGCGACGGAGATCACTGAGAGTGATCCGGAACTCCTCTTCGAGGCTGCCCTCGGGGTCGTCGTCGGCCGCAAGGGCGTAGGCCCGCAGGTGCCGCTTGATGGCCCGCTCCAGGCGCTGAACGTCCCGCTCCGCGTTCTCCCGGGCCCGGTCCGCATCAACCCTCTGCGCAGGGACGACATCCGCGACCGGCGCGTGGTCGATCTCAGCGGCAAGCCGCATCACCCAGTCGAGCACCTTCTGCTCCATGTCGACGCGCCTATGCTTCGGCGCGTCGCATACGGCGGGCCCCCGGTCCCGACTGATGGAGCAGGCCATCCAGTGGCGCCCCATCTCCCCGCCCACGTAGGCGTATGAGCCCCGGCACGGGCACTTCAGGAGCCCGCTGAGCGGGTACGCGGCCTTCCGCGCCCGCGGCGGTGCCGCCCGGATGAAACTGCGGCGCCGCAGGTACTGCAGCCAGAGGCTCCCGGCGATGATCGGCGGGTGCCCGTACTTCGGGTCGGACGGGCGCAGGTAGATGTGCTCGGGGCAGTCGCTGTTGTACGGGGCAACGGTGCAGAGCGGGTTGTGGACTCGCAGGTAGCCGGCGGCGAAGCCGGAGTCGAGGAACCGGCGGACGCTCGTGTTGCCCCATGGGCGCCCCTGGGCATTGGGGATCCGGGCCCCGTTGAGCCAGTGGGCCAGCACGGAGAACCCGGCCCCGGCGACGTAGCGCTGGTACAGGCTGATGACGACGTCTTCCAACTCCGGGACGGGGACGTACTTCTCGTCCTGGACGCGGAAGCCGCCGTCAGGCAGGGGGATGACGCGCGGGTGCCAGGTGTACCCGAAACGCTTGCCGCCTTGGGCTGGGAGGCCGTGCTGGCGGCGCCACTCGTGGGTTTCTTTCCACTGCTCGCCCGCGCGGTCGGACTCGAAGGCACCGAACTCCATGAGCATGCCGCGCTGGAAGCGGCCCATCGCGGTGCGGGCGTCGACTTGTTCGGTGGCGGACTGGAGTTGGCCGCCTGCGATCTCGACGCGTTGGATGTTGACGGCGTTGCCGTAGCGGTCGCGGCCGAAGCGGGAGTATTTCCAGACGCCGATCTCGCGGGCGACACCGGACTCGACCATCGCGATGGCCTTCATGATCTTGCGTTTGAAGTTCCGGCCGGTGGCGTCGAGGTCTTCGACCCAGTCGATGATGCGGCGGTCGTTGCGCTTGGCCCAGTCCTCGATGGACTTGCGCTGCAGCTCCGGGGAGATCATCTCCTCGCGGGCCATGCTGACGCGGATGTAGCCGATCGCGGCTATGGGCGCCTGGTCGGTTGGGGTGCTCACGTCTGCCACCGCATCCCTTGGGCTGGTCAGTGCTCGTTGGCGCGGGGGGCCGGGTCGTCCTTGCCATGTGCGCGCGCAAATGGCAGGTGAATGACGACCGCATCACCGGGGGCGTCGTCGATAAATCCACGCTGGGCGTGGGCGAGGCCCTTCGCGTAGGCGTTGGCCTCGATCTCGGCCCTGGCGTTTTCGAACTCCAGCTGCATCACGTCACGCTCGAACTGAAGCTCCTTCTGATCGCTCTCACGTTCGAGTTGCGCTTTTTCGTCTCTTTTCCGATCGTTCACATCGCTCTCACGACACAGACGCTCAGATTCCTGATCGAGCGCCGCGCGGGCCGCGTACAACTGCCCACGCTCCCGGTCCAGTTCCTCGTGCTCCCCCTGGAGGCTCCGCTGCTTGACCATAGAGCGGCAGAGCAGCAGGATCACCCCGGCCAGCAGGGAGCCGATGAAGACCGTCGTGCCCTGGTCGGAGACGTTGGTCTCCCCGTGCGCGAGGCCGAATCCGGTCATCGCGCCACCCGTGACGACCCCGGTGATCGCCATGATTCCGATGATGCCCCCGAAGAATCTGCGCACGCGCGTCCCCGTTCTATCTCTCAGCTGCCGCACCCCCATCGAGCTCACCCTGGCCGTCCTCAAGCTTGCGTGCAGCAGCGATCGCAGCAGCGATGACGGCCCGATTTCCTGGATTGCGGATTGCCAGATCATCAAGGGCCTGGGTGGGAGTGATGGGACGCGATCGTACCTTCGGGTCGTTGATCTCCGTCAGAGATTCGGCAGAAATGATTCCGGAATCGACAAGAAACTCTCTGAGGCGAACACCGATGAGGTCTGCGAGAGGCTCGAAGAACTCGGGGCTCGGCATGGCGTCACCGTCGATCCACCGGCTGACGGTGCTCTTGGATACGCCCACGCGTTTAGCGACCGCGACTCTGGCGCCCCCTCGGAGCGAGTCGATGTCGTAGCCGGCGCCTCGGAGGGAGTCGGAGAAGTATGCACCGAACCGTTGGACCCTTGTTGTCATGTCTGCGCCTTCGCTGGCCATGTTTTTCACGTTAGCGGTTCGAGTCCCGCTCGTGACTATGGTTCCACGCGCGGAACCTAGCGACCAGTCCACCACAGTGACCCCAGTCCTGCGAGTGATTCATGTGACGATTCGCCACCCTCCTGGCCAGCCTGCGGAACGAATCTAAGTAGCAACCTCGGAACTTGTTGCAAGTGCGGAACCAGTGCGCTACGTTGGTTCCAGAGGCGGAACTTAGCCCGCCTCTGGAACCAGGAGGTGATCCATGGAACCCCTGATCAACGCAGACAAGCTCCGCGCCGCCGCCGCCCTCATCGGCGACAAGACGGACTACAGCATCCACAAGCGCACCGGGCTCTCGAAGAGCACCATCTCGCGCATCCTCAACGGCAAGGTCGAACCCAAGGTCTCCACCGTCGACATGCTCGGCCAGCCCTACGGACTCAAGTTCGACGACCTTCGAGCCACCGCCGCATGACCCGCGACGAAGCCATCCAGGGCGCGGCAATGGTGCTGGAGCAGGCCCGCGCCCGGCGCGACGCCCAGACGCCACACGAAGCCGCGAAGGCCGCCTGGTACCGGGGCCACCCGCTCGGATCAATCGAAGCCCTTGAGGCTCTGATCATCCGTCAGCGCGAACAGGCACTCACCCGGCAGGCGGCCGAGCAGGACCACGAGGCCGCCGCCTAGCCACCAAAAAGGCCCGACCGCACAACCCCGCTGGATCACGATCCGCACCATCCGAAAGCAGACCGCCATGCACGAGCTCGTCCTCATCGAGTCGCGGACCGCGCGACAGGAGTACGCCACACAGGTCGACGTCCTCGACCGGGCGAAGGCGGTCTCCACCCTCAGCGACAACCTCCACGTGACGACCGAGCACGTCGCCGCGTACTTCGACACGGACCTCGAAGCCATCAAGTCACTCGTCAAGGACAACCGCGACGAGTTGGGGAGCAACGGCTACGCGGTTCTGGAGGGTGCTCCACTGAGGTCCTTCAAGGACCTCTGTGGGATGCAGTCGCGGGCCCGATCACTGGCGCTCTTCGACCGCCGAACCCTGCTGAACGTCGCGATGCTGCTGACGCAGTCCGAGGTGGCCCGCGCAGTTCGCCGGTATCTCCTCGACCGCGAGCAGGCCGTCCGCGACCTGGAGGCTACTGCGCTCCAGCGTCGTGAGCCCGGGGCCCCGATCACGTGGACGTTCGACGAGTCCGTGGCGATCATCCGGCAGCGGTACGGCCTGGACTGGTCCGTCGCGGACTTCCGCCGCCTGCTTCGTCAGGCAGGTGTCCTCAAGCAGACCAGCGCCCCGAAGGCGGCATTCAAGCTCTCGTTCTGGCACACGGGTTGCGCCTACGAGGTCCGTCCGGACTCCCTGCCGCTGCTGACGCACCGCGCATTCCGGGTCAGCCAGGAGCTGGCCGACTTCCCCGGCATTCAGATGCGCCTCGAACTGGAGGGCTTCGGTCAGGGGCTGCCCGCCCTGGCGCCGACGGCCTGATTTGCCACCTGAACGAAATCGGGCCGCCACCCGGGAGGGCTATCCCAGGCAAGCGGCCCTGATCACCACCCACCACACCGTTGAAGGAAGTGGACAGTGACTGACACCCAGCCTACCCAGTACCAGCCCGGCACCCGCCGCAAGGTGACGCCGTCGAACGCCCCGCAGCGCGGCCCGGCCCTGGCCCTTGTGGCCCTGCTCTCCGAGCACAAGGACTTGCCGGCGATCGAGTGGGGCCTGACGTCCGAGGGGCACCTGTTCGGTACGGCGCATGACCCGGTCGCGTTCGCGGCTTACGCCGAGGTTCTCGGCGGGAAGCCGATGGGGCCGATCCAGTTCAAGTCGCCGTCGGGTGGCTTCGGGACGTGCGACCAGTTGTTCGCGACCTGGCAGGACGTCGAGTTCAGCCTCGCGGGCCTGTACTCGACGCACCCGGGCCAGGTGGCGGCATGACCACCCCCTTGCGGGCCCCGCTGCCTGCCGCTGAGTCTCCGTTGTCGCAGTTCGACCGGTTCATCGCGGAGGGGGACCACGACCCGGAGTTGGACCACTGGTGCCCGTGGCTGCTCGCGGAGTACGCGGCGTGGCGGCTGGAGCAGACCGAGGGCGGCCAGCGATGACGAACCTCACGACGTTCGACCAGATCATGTTCGGCCTGTCCATCGCACTCGGCCTCGCCGCCGTGGTGATCTTCACGGTTCTCGCGGTCCGCGAGTCGGAGCGTGGACGATGACCGCCCGCGTGCACGTTGCCCCCGACGCCCAGTGGTTTCGCGTCGCCCTGACCGTCCCTGCCGACATCGTCGCCGGGACGGACCTCCTCGACCAGTTGGCTGCCGCGTTCGCCGAGGACCCAGTCCGGATCGCCGCCCAACTGCTGGCCCTGCACGAGCTGAACGGGCAGGTCGCCGCCGATGTCGAGGCGGGCCATGAGCACTCCGCCGAGCACGCATCGGGTCACGCCGACCTCGTCCGCAACGCCCTCGCCGAGGACCTCCCCCTGGACGTGACGGTCCGCCTCGACGAGCAGGAAGCCCGCGACCTTTCATCGGCCGCCCTCACCTCGGCCCGGCGCGTGTTCTCCGCCCGCGGCGCCGCCGGCTACGACCCCGCCCGCAAGGCCACACCGCTGAGGAGCGTCGCATGAGCACCCCCATGGGCGAGGACCGCCTCGCCGAGATCGAGTCCGTGCAGCTCGGTGAGTGGTACGCCGGTGAGTGGCGCACCGAGTACGTCGAGGGTGACGGCGACGAGCCTGCCTACTACCGGGTGAAGTCGGCCGAGGGTCAGACCCTGGCCACGCTGCCGGATTGGGCGGGGCCGATCGCAACGCTGCTCGCCGACGCCCACGAGTCGGTCCCGGAGCTGCTGGCCGAGGTCACCCGTCAGCGGAAGGTCATCCTGCGCCTGACGGGCGGCGCCGACGCCGGGATCCAGCGGGTGCGCCTGCACAAGTCCGAGGCGGGCGACTGGCGGGTGCGCTGGATGCTCGACGGGCGCCGCAAGGCCAAGACGTTCGACACCGAGACCGAGGCGCAGGACTGGGCCAAGCAGCTCAAGGCGGGCGCCCTGTGACCGCGATCCTCGATACCCCGACGCAGCTCCAGCTCACCGGTTTCGCCCCGGGTGTCCACCAGATCCCCGCCGACCTGTACCACGCCCAGACCGATGTCCTGTCGTCGTCGGGTGCCCGGCTGCTGATCAACCCGTCGTGTCCGGCGAAGTTCCGGCAGGCCATGGACTTCCCGCAGCCGGCCAGGAAGACGTTCGACATGGGGACCGCGGCTCACCGCGAGGTGCTGGGTGACGGCCCGGACCTGGTCGTCGTCGACGCGAAGTTGTGGAACACCGACGCGATCCGGGCCGAGGTCGCCGACATTCGGGCCGAGGGCGGGGTGCCGCTCAAGCGCGGCGAGTACGACACCGTCCAGGCCATGGCGACGGCACTGCGCCGGCACCCGCTCGCAGCGAAGCTGTTCGACCCGTCGAAAGGCCGCCCGGAGCAGTCGCTGTTCTGGCAGGACGAGCGGACCGGTGTGCAGTGCCGGGCCCGGCTCGACTGGCTGCGCGAGACCGACGGCGGCCGGATGTTGTGCCCGGAGTACAAGTCCGCCAATGACGCCTCGACGAAGGCGTTCAACCGGGCGGTCGCGGACTACGGCTACCACCAGCAGGACGAGTGGAACAGCGACGGCATCCGCCAGTTGAAGATCGCCGACGACGTGCAGTTCCTGTTCGTGATTCAGGAGAAGACGCCCCCCTACCTGGTCAATGTCGTGCAGTTGCTGCCGACGTGGCTGGTCATGGCCGAGGCCCGCAACGCCCGGGCCAGGGAGACCTTCAAGGCGTGCATGGAATCCGGCGAGTGGCCGGGATACGAGCAAGAGATCCAGCAGGTCACGCCGCCGACCTGGCTGGAGACCGAACACGAGCGCGAGTACTCGTGACCGCCCCACCCAACCCTCAGACGAAGGACCTTCCCATGGCCGAGCTCGCGATTCCCGAGCAGCAGTACTCCCCCGCCGTCCCGGACGTGCAGGAGCCGCGCGTCGTCCGGCAGGCCTCGCTGGCCGTCTGGGCCCAGGAGGCCGACGTGGCCTTCCGGCTGGCCGAACAGCTCGCCAAGACCTCGTTCGTCCCGGCCACGATGAAGGGCAACGTCGACAACATCACCGCCTGCCTCCTCGCCGGCAACGAGCTGGGCCTGCCACCGATGGCCGCCCTGAAGTCCATGGACGTCATCCACGGCGTCGTGGGCCTGCGGGCGCACGCCATGCGCGGACTCGTCCAGTCGCACGGCCACGAGATCGAGATCATCGAGTCGACCGCCACCGTGTGCCAGATCCGCGGACGCCGGAAGGGCACCGAGGACTGGCAGACCAGCGTCTGGACGATCGGCCGGGCGCAGCTGGCCGGGTACGCGGCGAAGAACGCGATGTACCGGACCGTTCCGACGGACATGCTCGCGGCCCGGTCCACGGGCGAGGTGTGCCGGTGGATCGCCTCCGACGTGCTCCACGGCGTCCCGTACAACACGGACGAGCTGCGGGACATCGAGCCGAAGACCACCACGGTTCGGGTCGGTGCCCCGGTGACGGCCGCCGAGATCCTCGGTACCCCGCCGGCCCCGATGCCCGAGCTGACCCAGGCCGCACCGGACGAGGGCGACGGCGACGGCGAGGTGACCGACGGCGAGTTCGTCGACGAGCCCACCCCGGACGCCCTGCCGCTGACCGGGTGGCAGACGGCCTGGCGTGAGATCGGTGTGATCGCCGTCCGGCTCGGCTGGACCGAGGACAAGGCCAAGGCGGAATACGCGGACAAGTTCCCGAACGTGCCGCTCGACCAGTCCACCGTCGACGACCTCGGCGAGTTCGCCACGCACCTGCTCACGCTGGACGGTGCCGAATGAGCATCAACCACCTCTCCCAGGCCGAGCGGTACCTGTCCTATGCGTCGTGGTTCAAGGGCACCGGCCCCGACGCGGTGTTCACGAACCCGGAGTCGGCGGCGATCCTCGCGACGCTGGCCAACGCCCATGCCGCGCTGGCGCACCTGCCGGAGCAGCAGGTCAACGGCCAGGAGCAGCTACGCGAGACCCAGCGGGACCTGGCGTTGACGCAGCGCGTTGTCGGCGAGGTCATCGCCGACGCCCTGATCGACGGCCACGACGCGGCACAGCAGGCCGTCCACAGCCTGGCCTACGCGCTGAAGTCGCGCTACGTCGGCGTCGAGGCGCAGATCGAAGCCCGCATGGAGGTCCGGGGTCACACCTACGACCCGGACGGGCCGCCGCCGGTCTACATCGCCGAGGCCGAGCCTCCCGCCAGGCCGACCGGTGACGACCTCGCGCAGGCGGCGTTCCGGAGCCTGGCAGCGAGGTACCGCGACGTGATTGCCGAGTTCATCGCGGGCGAGTTGACGTCCTCGGTGGACGGCCGGTGGTGCGTGGCGCAGGAGTTCTCCACGCTGCTCGACGGCCTGGGCCTGAACGTCGACGACGCGGTCGACCAGCGCCTCGACTCCACCGACATGGGCCAGTTGGCCCGGAAGCGGCCCTCGGTTCGATACCCGCACCTGGGTGACCCGTGGACGGACGAGCCCCCGTTCTGACGCCGGTGGCCCCGGTCCGCCGAGACCGGGGCCACCCCGAACCACCAACTACAGCTTGGAGTTTCTCATGGTCAGCACCACCCTCGCGTTCCCCGACGACGAGTCCCCGTTCGACTCAATCAAGCGAGTGCGCCCGGACGGCTCGGAGTACTGGACCGCCCGCGAACTCGTCCCCCTGCTCGGCTACTTCAAGTGGGAACGCGTCCCCGCCGTCATCGCCCGCGCCGAAGCCGCGGCCGGCAACAGCGGTCATGACCCGGCCGACCATTTTCGACCCTCCTCGCAGATGGTCCCGATCGGCTCCGGCGCCAGCCGCGAACTCGACGACTACGAGCTGACCCGATACGGGGCCTACCTCGTGGCCATGAACGGCGACCCGAGGAAGCCGAAGGTCGCCGCGGCTCAGACGTACTTCGCCGTCAAGACGCACGAGGCCGAGATCCGTCCGACCGCAGCGTTGGAGGACCAGCTCGCGCTCGCCCTGCGGCTGATCGCCGCCAAGGACCAGATCAACGCGCTCACCGTGTCGCACGCCGACCTGGCGCAGCGGGTCGCCGACCTGGAGCCGAAGGCGGAGGGCTACGACGATCTGATCGCGGCGGAGGGCTGCTTCGACATGAGCGCCGTCGCGAAGATCCTCTCCCCTGCGACAGGGACCATCGGCCGCACCCGGCTCCTGAACCTCCTGCGCGGCATGGGGATCATCCTGCAGGGCTCGACGCTGCCGGAGCAGAAGTACATCGAGCGCGGGTACTTCCAGGTCCGCACGGACATCGTGAACGGCAAGGCCGTCGCCTCGACGGTGGCCACGCCGAAGGGCCTGCGCTGGCTCCAGTTCGAGCTGCGCGAGGACCGGCCGACGCTGGCCCACCGCACGCAGCCGAACGTGGTGCAGCTTCCGCAGCAGCAGGACCGCCGGGAGCTCGGATGATCCTCGCCGCCTTGGCCGCTGCCCCGTTCGCCTGGGCTGCCGCTTCCCTGCTGGTCCTGCTCGTCGCCGCCGCCGTGCGCGGCATCCGCAACCACCGTGCGCCCGAGGAGGGCTGATGTTCAACGCGAAGAAGCGCGAGATCGAGCGCCTCCAGGCCACCGTCGATGTCTACGGCGAGCGCCTGGGCGAGCACCACGACTCCATGGGCTCCTGCGAGGAAGCCCGGATCGCACTCCAGGAGTCGCGGAACGCCCTCAAGGCCCGCGTGTCCGAGCTGGAGAAGAAGCTCATCGCCGTCGGCCATGCCGCGTCCAAGGTGCCGGAGGGCGGGTCATGACCTGGACCATGCGCCGAGCCGGCTGGGATACCGAGACGACTGGCACCACCGCGGACGACCGCATCGTGACCGCCGCCGTGGTGTTCGCGGGTGGCGGGAAGCCGGACCTGACGTTCACCTGGCTGATCAACTCCGGTAAGGCCAGCCACCCGAAGGCCGTCGAGACCCACGGCATCACTGACGAGCGGCAGGTCGCCGAGGGCCAGGATCCGAAGGTCGCCCTCGACGACATCGCAAGCAAGCTGGTCGCGGCCCTGGACTACGGCATGCCGGTCGCCGGGTTCAATGTGCCGTTCGACTGGTCGATGCTCGACCGCGACCTGGCCCGCAACGGCCTCCCGTCGATGGCTGAGCGCCTGACCCGGCCGCTGACCGGTCTGGTCGACGGGCTGCTGCTGGACCGCGTCGTCGACAAGTACCGGTCGGGGCCGCGCAATCTGACGGCGGCCTGCGCGCACTACGGCGTGGTGCTGGAGAACGCGCACACCGCCGATGCGGACGCGTGGGCTGCACTGCGGGTCACGGATCGGATCGTTGAGCGGTACCCGCTGGTCCGGGAGATGGACGCGGCGGATCTCTTCGCCGCGCAGGTCGGCTGGTACGCGGCCTGGGCTGAGGGCTTCGAGGCGTACAAGCGCAAGACGGACCCGACTGTGGTCATCCCGCGCGAGTGGCCGCTGACGCCGGCGGTCGCCCCGTGACTCGTCTCCTGCGGCTGCTGGCCCGCCGTCGCCCGCCCGCCCCGGTGGTCCCGCCTCCGCGTGGCCTGCTGACCGCCCAGTGGCACCTCCGCAAGCCCTGACCACTCCCGCCCGCCGCGTGGCCGGGCACGCCCACCGCCGGGTCACACCGGCCGCACCACCCACAAGGAGCACACCGTGAGCACCCTCACCGCACCCCGGACGGTCGACCAGATCAGGGACGACATCCGCCGCTACACCGAACGCCTGAACGTCAACTGCGTCATGGCGAGCACCCATTGGTACAACGAGACCATCGCCAAGCGCGACGCCGCCTACACGGAGCTGGCCACACTGCGGGCAGGTGCCCGATGAGCGGCACGAAGGCCACCCGCCAGCAGGCAGCCCGGATCACCCGCCTCCTGGCCCAGTGCGAGCACGCGCACGGGTTCCGCTTCGAGGTCCCCGGCGCCCCGTCGATCACCGTCCACGTCGAACCCGACGGCATGGGCCACTGGGCGGTGTTCCGCTTCGGCTGGCAGCAGCCCGTGACCCTCGGCGTCGACGGCTGGGTGCCGGTCGCCGAGGTCCCCGTGGCCGAGCAGTTCCGCTGGTCGGTCGCCGAAGCCCTCGACCAGGCCCCCGCACTCCTCGACACCGAGCAGGCTGCCCACGCCGCGTGGCAGCAGCAGCACGAGCAGGCGAGGCGCGCCGGCCAGCTCGCTGCGGTCGTCGACGAGCTCCTCGATCCGGCCCGGGTGGCGGTGGGCTCGTGCTGAACATTCGCCTCAACCTCACGTCGCTGTTCCGTGGCCCGGGGAAGCGCCGGCTGCCGGATGCCCTTCCGACGGCGCGGGCCCGGATCACCGAGCTGGAGGCCGCAGCGGTCACCGCCGAGGCCGAGCACGCCAAGGAGATCACGGAGGTTCGCAAGGCCCTGCACCACGGCGCCCAGCAGTTCAACGCCCTGGTCGAGGACCGGAAGCTGCTGCTGCGGGCCTACGAGTGGAACGTTGCCGAGGTCAAGCGCCTGAACCAGATCCTCGACGCCACGGACGGGCAGCCCACCACGGCGGTCCCCGCACTCGCGGACGAGCCGGACAGTTTCACCGCCGTCCCCGACCCGGCACCGGTCCCGGACTTCCGGATCAGCGACGTCCCGCCGGGCCCGACCGGTGAGGCGGCGGACGTCAACGCCTGGACGCAGCAGGTCGACGTGCGGGCCTTCCGGCAGGGCTGGGTGGCCGCACCCAACGCAGGCCCGGTGCATGTGCCGTGGGGTGTCGGCGGGCCATCCACACGCCCGCCGCTGCCCGACGAGGCGGTCACGGAACGCCTGTCCGCGATCACCGCCGTACAGCCGCTCTGGCAGTCCGTACCCGTGACGGTCGACCTCACGAAGGCCGTCGAACTGTCCCCCGTCACCGGCAGCCGGGCCCGCGAGTCCGTCCACGCCGCCGTCGGAGGTGCCGCATGAGACGCCTCTGGTGCCGGCTCACCGCCTGGCTCCACCTCGACCCCGAGCTCATCGAGTCCATCGGCGACTGCCCCGAACCCAACTGACCAACCCGTTGCTACCCGAGAGGAGCCCCCAGTGCCCCAGTCCACGAAGAGCGCGGTCAACCAGGTCATCGAGGAGCCATTCCTCGGCGAGCTCCAGAAGCTGCGCGCCGACCGCGACCCGCGCCTGCCGATCGTCCTCAAGGTCGCCAACCTGAACGGCTGGACCTACCAGGCACTCGGCGACGCCATCGGCATCACCCGAGAGGGAGTCCGACAGAAGATCACACGGGCCGGGCTGGACCCGCATGGGGTGCTCCCCGAGATCCCTCTCGCCCCCCGCCGGACGGTGGCGTCGCCCAAGGCTCCCAAGGCTCGACTGCGCGTCAAGCCCGAGGTCGCGGATCGCCTGTACGAGATGTGGCTTGTCGCCAGCACCGTCAATGGGCGCACTCCTGCGGATGCTCCAGAGCGGAAGGTCAGCGAGGAGTACACCGCGCTCCTCGCTGCCCTTGTCGATCAAGGTGTGGCCGTCAAGGAGATCGGGCGGGCAATCGGCATCAACCGCACAGGCATCAACGCTCGCCTCGCCCGTCACGGATACCGACCTGCCAGCCCATCGCAGGCCCACAACACCTACAAGGGCCAGCCCACAAAGTCGGGCGAGCAGACCGAATGCAAGTGGGGCCACCCGCTATCGGGCGACAACCTCCGCATCGTCTCCACCACCGGAATGCGGGCGTGTCGGGCCTGTGGGCGCCGACGCAGCAGTGAGTACAACGCCCGCAAGCGCGCCAAAGCCGGGCTCGGAGTCCCACGCCCATACCGCCGCAAGACCACCTGACCTGACCCATCCCTGTGGCCGCGGGGTTCAGCGACCCCGCGGCCCACCACCGGAGACCCCGATGACCATCCAGGACACCGTCAACGCGTTCATCATCTTCCACCCCGTCCGCACCAACGCCCTGATCCTCGCCGACGCCTGCGCCGCCCTCGGCTTCTTCGCTGCCGCGATCTGGCTCCACGTCACCGAGGACCGCACATGATCCGCCGACTGATCAACGCACTCCTCGCCGCCGACCGCATCGCCGAAGCCCGCCGCGTCTACGACCAGCAGAACGCCGCCCTCGACGCCAAAGAAGCCCGCGACGAAGCCGAGATCGCAGCCCTCGAAGCGCTCCTGACGCTCGACCTCGCGGAACCGAGGAACACCCGATGAGCCGCCAAGCCATCCCGCCCGCAGCCGAACGCCTCGGCCCGCGCGAAACCAGCCCCGGCCAGCAAGCCGCCGCCACCCGCACCGTCCTCCGCCACGCCGTCAGCGAGGAGGACGCCGACCAGCTGCTCTACGAAATCGGACTACTCCCCGACCCGCTCGCCCTCAAGCGCAATCCGAAAGCACCCCACAAAGTCGCCGCCGACCAGGCCAGGAAGGACCAGCCATGATCACCGCCTGCATCGTCGGAGGACTCTTCGCCGCATGGTTCCTCGCCGCCTGCATCGCCGGACCGTTCATCGGCCGGTGCATCCGGCGCGGACGCGGACCCCAGGGCGGAGGACAGAAGTGACCACACTCACCCGACCCCTGGGCCAGCCCGCCACCCCGACCTGGCGTGCTGAGGCTGTCTGCTCCGGCGTTGATGGCGACATCTGGTTCCCCGCCGGCTACCTCAAAGCCCCCGACCTCGCCCAAGCCGCCACCGCCATCAGCATCTGCCGGACCTGCCCCGTCCAGCGCGCCTGCCTCGAAGACGCCCTCACCCACGAGGCCGGCGCACAGGCCAACCACCGGTATGGCATCCGCGGCGGGGCCACACCCGGCGAACGCTTCAACATCTACCGGGCCCGGACCCGCCGCAGCCAGAGCAGGAGGGCGGCATGAACAGCACCCTGTCCGGCGCCTACCACCGCAACTGCCGCTGCCCGCGCTGCTACGAAGGCCACGCCACCTGGGTCCGCGAACGCCGCCACGCACTCGCCGACGGAACCTGGCAGCCCTGGACCTGCGACCTCCAGCCCGCACTGGACCACCTCCAGCACCTCCACGACAGCGGACTGACCTGGACCCACATCGCCCGCCTCGCCGGCGTCCACCGGTCCCAGGTCAGCAAGATCCGCACCAGCCGCGAGTTCGTCCGTCCCGCGCTCGTCGCCCAACTCCTAGCCGTGCAGCCAACGTTCGCCCGACTCCCCGCCGGTGCACCCGTCCCCGCCGAAGGAACACGCCGCCGCATCCAGGCACTACGAGCCATCGGCTGGACCAGCCAGGCCATCGCCGCCATTGCGGGGCTGTCGGTGCGGACCCTCAACAAGGTCCTCGCGGACGGCAACGCCCTCGCCGGCACGGTCAAACGCCTCGCGGAACTCTACGACGACCTCCACGACCAGGACCCCGCCCAGTACGGCATTAGCGCCGTGACCATCGAACGCGGCATCCGATACGCCAAGCGACGCCACTGGGCCATGCCAACCGGGTGGACCGACATCGACACCGACACCAAGCCAAACCTGCGGCTCCGGACCCCCTACTACGCGAAGCCGAAGCCCGGCGACCGCGGCCAGAGCGTCATCGACGACACCGCTGAGCTCGCCGCCCTCGGCCTCACCCGGGCTGTGATCGCGGAACGGGTCGGTATCGCCTGGAACTCCATCGAGGTGACGCACGTGCGTGCTGGCGTCGCGCTACCCGTCCAGCTCCGGCAAGAGCATGCCTCCGAGTCGGCGGTGGCGGCCTGATGGGCTCCAAGGACACACGTGCGCTCCTGCGCCGACTCCGCAAACAGGGCTTCGCGATACGCCTCGCCGGGTCCGGCCACTACATGGTCACGGGCCTGACGGGGGCGGTCGTGACCGTCGCAGCGACACCCCGCGGCGGTCGTCGCAGCCTCCTCAACGCCCGGGCAGATCTCCGCCGCATCGGGGCCCGGTTATGAGCGACGACATGTCGCCCGCTCTCCTCACCGAACCCCGCTGCCGGTGGAACACGGCAGCGGGACGGTGCGGGGCCCCTTCGAGGCCCTACCCGGTCGGCCAGCGATGCGACGAGCACTCGCCATGGGGGCTCGCCGGGCAGCCGGAACCACTCACGCCAACGCAGATCGCACAACGACAGGAGCAGCAGTGATCGCCGCTATCGAGACCAGGTACGCCGGATGCCGGTTCCGGTCGCGCCTCGAAGCCCGCTGGGCCGTCTTCTTCGACACCCTCGGGACGAAGTGGGAATACGAGCCGCAGGGCTACGTCGTCGGACCCAACAAGACGCCCTACCTCCCAGACTTCTGGCTGCCCAAGGAGAAGGTCTGGGTCGAAGTCAAGGGAAGCGAAGAACAGCTCGATGTCGGGCTGACGGTAGACGCAGCCCTGCCCTGGGATGGTCTGCCGGACACCGGAAACGAACAGTCCGAGTACAAGATCAGGCTTCTCGTCCTCGGGCCCATCGGCTCCATGAAGCGCGTCCTTGACGGGACAGGGAAGACCGTCGGATACAGCGGCCCCACCCATTCGGTCCTGACATTCCGCAAGGGAGATCTCTTCCAGGGCACTGCGTACTTCACGCGCAGTGGCCTGGAGGTCCAACCCGAAGGTGGGCTGGTGGCGAACGACAGCGGCCATATCTGGTGGGACACCCACCGGCAAGACTGGGGTGCCCTCGTCAGTGGCGGCGGCTACATCACAGACCCTGGCGTCGAGGTCGACATGCCGGTCGCCGAAGCCTTCCGCTCGGCCCGCTCCGCCCGGTTCGAGCACGGGGAGAGCGGCGCATGAACAACCTGCACCCGCTCCCGACCGCCAACGGCATCGTCATCGTGACCCCGGCGATGGCGAAGAACTGGCTGGAGCACCGCAACGTCGAGCGCCAACGCACCTACTCGCACCACAAGGCCAACCAGTGGGCGATCGAGATGCGCGCCGACCGCTGGAAGACCACCCACCAGGGCATCGCATTCGACTGGGACGGATTCCTCCTCGACGGACAACACCGCCTCGGCGCCATCGTCCTCGTCGGCAGGCCCGTCGCCCTGGACATCCGCGTCGGCTGCGACCCCGACACATTCGATGTCCTCGACACCGGCCACAAGCGCACCGCAAACCAGATGATCCACCACCCGCACGCCAAGCTCATGACCTCCGCCGCCCGCTACCTCGGCACGATCGACGGCAGCCTGAACAGCAGCGTCACCGCAGGCGGCGTCTACGCGAAAAGCACCACGATCGCCGAGCTGCTGCAGGTCGTTGCGAACTGGGCCGAGCTGGGAACGTTCGCGGCCTCCGCGCAGCACGTCCGAGTCAAATCGCAGATCCTCGCAGCCCCGCACCTCGCGGTCCTCGCCCAGGCGTCGCGGACGCAGTACGCCGACCGGATCCCGGCATGGCTCGACGGCCTCGCCTACGGGGAGAACCTGACCGGCCTCGACTCGCGCCTGCACCTGCGGAACCGGTTCGCGAAGGAACGCCGCGCACTGACCAGCGCCCAGGGCCTGTCCTACGGGCTGGTCGTCACCGCCTGGAACTCCTACGTACAGGACCAGCAGATGGGTGTCTTGCGGGTCCGCGGCGAGGACCACATGCCGGAGGTCGTGCAGTGAGCGGGCGGTCAGCCGGCGGGGTGCTCGGCGAGCAGCTTGAGCGCACGGTCGTAGAAGTCCGGCGTCACGACGTAGACCCGGCGCTCTCCGCGCTCGGTGAAGGCACCCACGGTGCCGCCCCAGCGGACGTCGCGGATCAGCGAGGTCAGCAGGGCACGGGCGTCAGTCATCGACACCTCGGCAACGCCGTCTTCCGCGATCTGAATGCCCTTGTCAGCCATGGCAAGAGTGTAAGTCATGGTCAATCTCTCCAATCTGTCCAATCTTTAAAGTAGTATGGCAGTGCGCGCCGGCACTGCATAGGCCGCCCATCTCGTCACGTCCCGTGCCACCGAAAGAAGTCGCTCAATGCCATGGTTCAAGATCGATGACGGGTTCCACTGCCACCCCAAGGTGCTGGCAGCGGGCACGGCCGCCGTCGGTCTCTACGTCCGCTGCGGTTCATGGGCGGCACAGCAGGCGAGCGACGGCGTCGTACCCAAGCAGGTCGCCCGCATGTACGGGACCGCTCGGATGATCCGGGCTCTGATCGACGTCGGCCTGTGGCATGAAAACGGACATGGGTGCGAGTCGTGCCCCCAACTCGATGCCAACTCATATGCGATTCATCAATTTTTGGAACGCAACCCGAGTCGAGTTGCCATCGAGTTGGACCGTCAAGCGAAGACGGAAAGGCAACAACGCTGGCGTGATGCCAAGCGGAAGTCGCAGGCCAAGGAGGGTGACGACTTCGCTGTAGACGGTGATGTAGACGCGTCTACATGGCCACCTCACGACGAGCACGGCGACGCTGACCCCCCCCCGACCCACCCCGACCCGTCCCCAACTACTACTTCTTCTGTCGAAGAAGCAGGAGCAGAGGACGAACAGGCGCCGGTCCGAGCCGACGTCGAACGGGTCTGCCGGCACCTCGCTGACCGCATCGAAGCCAACGGATCACCGCGTCCCACGATCACCGTGAAGTGGCGTACCGAAGCCCGCCTTCTCCTGGACAAGGACAAGCGCACCGTCGAGCAGGTCATCCGCGCCATCGACTGGTGCCAGAACGACGCCTTCTGGAAAGCCAACGTGTTGTCCATGCCGACGCTGCGTAAGAAGTACGACCAGCTACGGCTCAAGGCCCAGGCCGAGCAGCAGAGCGGCCGAACTGCCAGGCCGACCAGCGACCCGAGCAGCGAATGGATGCACTCATGACCGCCCCCGACGACATCTCCGCCATCGAACGCATGGCCCCGCACGACATTCAAGCCGAACAGGCCATCCTCGGCGCCTGCCTCATCTCCGGCCGGGTAGCCCGCGAAGCCGTCGACACCCTCGACCCCGTCGACTTCTACAGGCCCGGCCACGGCGCGATCCTCGCCGCCATCAAAACCATGATCGGAAACGGTCAGCCAGTCGACTCCCGCACCCTCACCGCCCACCTCGAAAAGACCGGGCTCCTCGCCCGCGTCGGCGGATTCGTCTACATCTCCCAACTCGTAGACGCCGTACCCACCGCCGCCAACGCCGAGTGGTACACCCACATCGTCCTCGGGCACGCCCTACGCCGCGGCCTCGTCGAAGTCGGCACCCGCATCGCCGCCATGGGCTTCAACCCCGGAGACGGCGAAGCCCACGAACTCGCCGAACGCGCCGTCGCCATGGTCCGCGAAGTCCGCGACCGCGGACGCGACACCGCCGACATGCCCGTCATGGACCTCCACGACTTCCTCGCCGTCGAAGAAACCTTCGACTGGCTCATCCCCGGGCTGATCGAACGCGGCGACCGCCTGATCCTCACGGCAACGGAAGGCGGAGGAAAGTCCACGCTCATCCGCCAGATGGCAGTCTGCGGCGCCGCCGGACTCCACCCCTTCACCCACAAGCCCATCGACCCGTTCACCGTCCTCCTCCTGGACTGCGAGAACGGCGAAAGCATGACCCGCCGCAAGCTCGCCCCCCTCACCGGCATCGCCGCACAGTTCTCCCGACCCGTCCCCCGCAGCCGGTTCTTCATCGAATGCCAGCCCGCCGGAGTCGACCTCACCCGCGCCAGGGACCGCGCCTGGCTCCTACGCAGGGTCGAGAAGACCATGCCGCAAATGCTCGTCATCGGACCGATCTACCGGCTCCACGCAGGCAACCCCAACGACGAAGAGCTCGCCCGCAAAGTCTCCGCCGTCATCGACGAAGCCCGCGCGATCTCCGGCTGCTGCGTCGTCATGGAAGCCCACGCCCCGCACAACAACGGCTTCTCCCAGCACCGCAACATGCGCCCCGCCGGCTCCTCGCTCTGGATGCGCTGGCCCGAATTCGGGTACGGCCTGCGCCCCGTCGAAGACGAAGCCACCGCCGTCAAGGACTGGGGCCGCCTCCTCGTCCCGTGGCGCGGCGCCCGCGACGAACGTGACTGGCCCACCCACCTCAGGAAGGGCGACCACTGGCCCTGGGTCAGCTACCAGCCCAACGGCCCGAACGGAGAATGCTGGTGAGCATCCAACACATCCGCCGCTGCGTACCCGTCGGCGAGATCACCGAGGTCTACACCCAGCAGCACCTCGTCCGCTGCCAGCACGCAGCCGGCGACCCCGCCGCCCTCGCCGGAGACATGACCATCGAGGCGCTCCCCACCTGGTTCGGCGGCACCACGTTCCGCTCCAAGCTCGAAGCCGACTGGGCCGCCACCCTCGACAGCCTCAACATTCGCTGGCAGTACGAACCACAGACGATCACGCTCCCCTCCGGCACCACGTACATCCCCGACTTCTGGCTCCCCGACATCGGCACCTGGCTCGAAGCCAAAGGCACCGGCGTACCCCGCATCGAGAAAGCCATAGAACTCGGCCAGACCCTCGCCTGCCACTGCGAAGACCAGTGCGCCTGCGACTGGCCCGGCGGCCAACTCGTCCTCGTCGGCCACCCCGCCAAGCCCTACGACGCCTACGCCGACCCCACCAACCGGTACGCCTCCCACCGGGTCCTTCGCAACCGCAACCGGCGCCACCACGGACACCCGAACTGGTCCACCACCACCGGTCGCACCGCATGGCTCACCCGCTGCCTCGACTGCAACCGCGGCGGATGGTTCACCTCCCCGCAATGCCGGGCCTGCCGCGGACCACTCGCAGGAACCCACGGCTACTCATCCGGTGACGCCGAGCTGGAGTTCGTCAACGCCTCCTGCCGGTCAGCCATCGAGCACGAAGCGGCTTCCTGAGCCTGCCGTCGGCCCGACCCGCCGCCTCCCGCCCGCAGGACCAGCCCGCCGCCCCACAACGAACGCCGCCAGCAAGGAGAACCCGATGATCGTCACCGCCGCCGAGATGGCCATGCGCCGCGCCCTGCGCGAAGCCGCACCCCTCGCCAAGGTCCGCCTGAACGACCAGCAGACCGCGATCCTCGCCCGGGCCTGCGCCCGCATCCCCGCCACGAGCCGGCCGCCGGTCGATGCCCGCGGTACGGCGGCCACCAGGCCGAAGCCGACTGCTGTGCGTCCGCTGGTGGCGTTGTCGACGGGTGACTTGCGGGTGTTGCGGATGCTGGCGGCGGGGCGGGAGAACAGCGAGATCGCGTTCGAGATGCACGTCTCGGAGCACGGGGTGAAGACCCGGCTGGTGCGGATCTACGGGGTGTTGAAGGCGCGGAACAGGGCGCAGGCGGTTGCGTTGGGGTATGAGCTCGGGTTGCTGGGTTCGGTGGCTGAGGATGCGGCGGGGGTGTCGGGATGAGCCGCCTTGCCGCCGCCGCGCCGGGTCCTGCCACCCCTGAGCGCCCCGTAGCCCTTCTGTGGACGCGGGGAGCCGCCCCCGCCCCTGCGCGCCGCTACGGGCCCTCTGAGGCGTTCGGGGTTTTCCGGTGACCGGCCAGTGCCCCGGCTGCGGCGAGCAGCGCACGTTGACGTCGAAGCGGCTCATCAAGGCGCACTCCATCCCGGGCGGCCAACTGTGCCCCGGCACCGGCCACGCGCCGGGCTGCCCGAAGCCCGCACTCGGCCCGTGCCCGACCCCGACGAAGGTCCGCTTCGCGACCCTCGAAGCCGCTGAGCGCCGGGCGCCGGGCGATGGGCCGGCCTGCGATAGCCGGGCTGGTGCTGCGGACCTACGAGTGCCTGCCGGGGTGCGGCTGGTGGCATTGGACGAGCCTGCTGGTGCAGCGCCCGGGGGTGTCCCGGTGACCCGCCGTCACTCCCCGGAGTTCCTTGCGGAGATCACCCGCCAGTTCAACGCCCACGTCGACGCGGACTGGCCGCCGGTCCGGGCGATCGCGGTGTCCTACGGCGTCGAGCAGGAGTCGGCGGCGAGGTGGGTGCGGGAGTGCCGGGCGGCGGGGCATGTCCTGGAACCTGCGGGCGGGCTGCGGCACCACTGGGCGGGTGAGCGGCGGTGAGCGCCGAGCTGGCCCTGTCGGCCTGGGCCCCGGGTGATCCGACGATGGACGGCTACGTGCCCCCGGTCGGCGTCCATGTCGTGTGCGTCCGCGACCACGACGACGAGACCCGGTGCGGCGTCGTCGACGACAACCGGTGCGGGCTGTTCCTGACGGGCTGCGACGGGCGCAAGGTCGTGCTCACGGCCGCGCTGTGGTGGGTTCGGGCGACGTTCGACTGTGCGGACGGTGCACTGTGACCCGCCCCTGGACGTGCAGAAGCGCCGCCGGGACCACGGGGCAGGCGGACACGAGGGTCGGGCGGCTACTCGGCGGGGAGCTCGACCTTCCGGTTGATGAAGGCGTCGTTCGCGAGGACGTAGGGCAGGTATGTCGGGAGCGTGCTGGCGAACAGCCTGCGGGACTTGCGCGCCCACTCGGGATGGTCCTGCTGCACCTGCTCAACCATGGCCTTGACCTGCGCGGGAGTGAGTCGGCGAATCTGAGGCTCAAGGCCGAGCTCGACCGGAAGGTGCGGGATGAAGCCGGGCATCGGCTGCTCGGACGGTCCGGGGCGCGCCGAAGCTTGGGCCGCGCCAGCCTCGGCAAGGACTCGCTCGCGGGCCTTCTGGGTGCGGGCCTGGTACGCGGGGTCGGCCTGGATGCCGTTCTCGCGAGCGAGTTTGCGGACGTAGGCGGATGTCCAGTCGGCGCGGCGGGCGATGTCGGCGGGCTTGGCGTTGGGCTCTCGGAGGGCGTCGATGACCAGCTCGGTCAGGGCGGCCCGGGACTTGGCTGCGGCGTCGGTGGCGCGCTTGTAGCGGGCGGCCTCGGCCTTGATGAGGTCGTTCTCGTCGCTGCTCATGCTTCGCAGGGTACCGCGATGAGGGTTCGCTGTGAACTAGCGCAGTCAATGTGCGCAACTGACTTGCGCTCACGAGCTGCGCACCCTACCTTGGATATCAGACAGCGCTACCGAGTAGCGATGAACGATCCAAGGGAGACCACCGTGAACGCCACCGCCCGGAACCTGATCCGCCGCCTGACCGCCGCGATCCGCACCGCCGTCCAGGTCTCCCGCGCCGCCCGCTACATGGCCCTGAACGGCCCGCTCCAGGAGCAGCTGAACAGCGGCCTCCTCATCCAGGGGTCCACCTACCTGCGGACCCTGGGCCTCAACGACGGTGGCGTCTCCTCGTTCCGCTCCCACTACGGCAAGAAGGTCAAGGCCGCCTACCGGGACAACAACAACGGCCGGACCCCGCTGATGGCCTGGGTCCAGATCGACGGCCGCTGGATGCACGTCTGCGTCTACCACCCCGCCGACCCCGCCCTCCGCACCGGAGTTGCCGCGTACCCCCGGCTCGCCGACACCGTCCGCAGCGCCTTCGCGGAGGCGGCCTAAGACCGACTTCAGCGTCCTCGCCGCCAGCCCGCACACAACCGCCTCGAAGGAGCCCGCCGTGACCAGCACCCTCCCCGCCGTCACCACCAAGAAGATCTGCTTCACCTGCTCATCTCTGGCCACCCACCGCATGGACCGCGAGAACACCACCCCGGTCTTCGCCTGCGACAACTGCACCCGCAGCTGGCGCGAGGACGCCGAAGGGTGCGGCTTCGCCATTGAGGAGATCGCGACCGCCAACGCCAAGCCGAGCCCCGAGCAGGACAAGGGCTTCGACTTCGAGCCCCGCATCGCGGCCGACATGCCGATCTGGGCCCGGCTGCTGCTCATCCGACACGGCATCCCGTTCGCCGCGGTCAGCAGCTTCCGCATCGCGCCCGGTGAGGCGCTCGCCGAGATCACCGCGAACGGGTGCACCAGCTACCTGCACCGCCGCTGGTCCGCCTGACCTCCACCCGCCAGCGCGAGCCCGCCGACCACTCCCACCCCGACACCGACCACTGAGAGGCCCACCATGCGCACCGTCTCCATCACCGACGACGGCACCACCACCATCGAGCTCACCGACGCCGAAGCCCACGCGCTGCGGAACCAGCTCCCGCAGATCAGCGGCAGCCCCGTAGCCCACGAGTTGCAGCGGCACCTCGCGATGGGCCACGGCGAGATCGGCCACCAGCACACCGAGACCGGGTCCGCTGTCACCGTGGACGACCTCGCGCAGCTGATCCACGCCGCCGACGTACACGTCAACGACGGCGACTACCCCTCCTGGGATGACCTGTCCAAGACGCCCGGCCTCGGCCAGGACGACGTCCGCAAGGCCGCCCGGTGGCTCCTGCGACGCCTGACGATCACCCACCGCTTCCCCGCCGCCACGAAGGAGTCCCGATGATCTGCCCGAACCCGGACTGCACCGGCGAGGAACTGGAGACCTTCGAGGTCGAGACCCGCTACGGCCTCCTCGGTTCCGGCCTGTGGGTCGACTGCCCCGACTGCGGCGCCTCGATCGAGATCGAGGTGCTGATCCTCGAACCCCGCCGCAGCCTGTCCGACATCAACGGCGCCCCCACCCCTGCCTGACTCTCGCCCCGCCGCCCGACCGAACCGAAAGGCACCCGCCGTGGCTGACCGTCTGACCGACCGCATGTCCACCACCCAGATCACCCACCTGGCCGCCCGCGTCACCGACAGCGCGCAGAGCATCGCCGAGGACCTGGCCCGGTTCGCCGCCCGCGCCGGTCAGGGCAAGTTCCTCGGCGATGAGGCCCGCACCCTGACCGAGGCGATGCTCCGGCTCACGTGGCAGGCGTCGCGCCTGGACGGGATGCGGGAGATCGCCGAGCTGCACGCCGCCGAGGAGCAGTCATGACCGAGCCCCTGACCGACCGGCAGCTCGCCGCCATGCAGGCCCGCGAATCCGCTGCCACACCCCCGCCCTGGAACGCCGTCGACGCCACCGACGGCTTCGTGGCCCTGGTCCGGACCGACGGTGCGGACGCCCGGACTCTCGCCCGGGTTGCCGTGGCTGCTGACGGCGAGTTCATGGCCCGGGCCCGGGCCGACATGCCCGCGCTCCTCGCCGAGGTGACCCGCCTCAGGACTGAGCTGGACCTGGCCCGCGAGGCCCGCCTGGAATGGTCCCGCATCGGCGACCACCCCGAACTCGCCCACTGGGCTGATTCCCTCGTCAGCGCCGACCTCACCCCGCACCCCGCCCACGCCTGCTGCAGCACCACCACCGGGTACGAGGTCGCGATGCAGGTCGCCACCACCGACCAGCTCACCGACACCGCCACGGCCGAGCTGCTGGCCGAGCTGAAGGCGGCGTTCACCGCCACCGTGTGCCGCGTCCTCGGCCGCACCGACGTAGCCGCCCCCTCCTGCTCGTGCGGGGCGCGGCCCGTGCGCCAGGTCGGAAGCGCGGGCGAATAGCCGGCCGACCAACCACCGCCCGTCAACTGACCAAGGAGCAGCATGACCAGCACCGTCGCACCACCGCGCTGCACAGTCCGCACATGCACATGGAAACCCACCGCGGCCGGCGCCCAGCCCTGGACTGAGGACACCCGCAACCAGGCACTCGCCGACCACCTCACCAGCGAGCACGACCAGCCCGTCACACCGTTCCTGGCCGGGATCCTCGCCAGCTCTGACCGGCTCGCCAACGACCTCAGCCTCGAAGGCGGTGACCTCATCGAGGCACGCGCCCTCGACGCTGCCCGCGAAGTCGGCCGGCCGCTCGGGCTCGGGGACGACGTGATCGACGCCGTGGCCGCGCCGCTCGTCCGCTGGCTTCGCGCAGACGAGCAGACCCGCCAGTACCTCAAGGGCATCTACGAGCACGCCGCTGGCCAAGTCACGGCCATGCGCAAGCTCCACCGCCAGATGCGCGCCACGGACTTCGACAAGGCCCGGTGCTTCCACTGCCAGGAGCCGTGGCCCTGCACCGAAGCCCAGATCGCCTACAGCCTGCCGGCACCGGCCGGCGCCTCGGAGAGCTGACCCATGAACACCAGCCCGCCCGTGACCACGTTCGCCGAGACCGCGGCCCTGTGGCACGTCATGAACGAGAACCGCGGCGAGGCCCGACGTATCGCCGTCGAGCTGCTGCCCAACGAGCGCGCCGAGTTCGTCGCCCAACTCGAAGAGCTCATCAGCATCCTCGGCGACCCGTGCCCGGAGTGCCGGCGCCTGATGCCGGACTCGCTGATGGTGACGCTGAACCCGATGGACCCCGTGCTGCGCCGAACGATCTGCAAGGAATGCGCCGGCGAGCCCGTCTGACCGCCCGCCCCACCCCTGCCTTGACCACTGCCTGAGGAGTCCCGATGCCCGCCCTGCTGTCACCGCTGCCGCCCGACGACTTCCGCAAGCGCTGGTCCGTCGCCGGCCACCCGAACCTGCAAGTCCAGGCGGAGTACGACGAGGAGTCTCACCGGCGTGCCCAGTTGCGCGGTTACTCCG